AACCTGATGGGGTTATAAACTCATGTGTTCTACAATTTAATTCCATGTTTAAATAAGTTATTTGGTTATACTTTAGTTCATAGTGTTCGCTGTAACAACAAGAAAGGGGTGAGCCCTTTCTAGGAATCCCACCCCTCCCACCTAAAAATCTTAGTGAAAATAGACTAAGCGTTTTTAATACTTATCTACAGTACCTACTGAGAATTCGATACTTTCGATAGTGTTTTCTGAAGCCATTCTGTCCAGGTCTAATCCTGTAATCTTACATGGCCATACCTCTTCGAAGAGGTGGGTGTTAAGTACGGAAACTCCATCTTCAGCAAGTTCATTTACGATTACATTTTCCCAATATTGGCTTGGTACCAAACCTCCACCAGCAATCATATCTTGGCATGAATAAAGCCAATCATGAAGCCATGTATCTGAACCTGCAGTAGTTAAAAGTTTACCTACTACTAAGTTACCTACAGTAACTCTACCGGCAGTTTTAACGTCCCGGTTAACGTCTCCATGAGCAACCTGGTCAATCTCTACATCTGGCAAAGTACAAGTTTGGAACAGATAAGTATTGATTGGGTGCTTAGGGAATGTGATACTCCAAAGGAATTTCTTTCTTGGATTCTTTACTTTTGCTCCCATGTTTTCTTAATTTTATTCGTTAACGTCCTGAACAGATACGGACTTGGATGCCTGGTCAATATAGATGCCCATAGTGATTTCTTGCATCGGAACGATATCCTTGAATTTCAGGATTGCTTTGTATTTACCTTGACGAACATCGGCTTCATTGTTAACCGATAAGTCATTGTACGAGTTAGCGTCTTGGTCACCCATCCAGGTGTATTCAGACATGGCATCTTCATCTACCAAGTTATCCAGCATTGGTTTAACTTCTAGATAAATCTTATTCCAAGTGTTCCAGATATTTGGTTCTTCCAAATACTTTTCTAGAATAGGTCTAAGATTCTTTTTGAGATACAGATTCAATCTTACAATTGCAAGGAATCTTTCTGAATCCTGTTTTACCTGAGAAGAAAAACAATGCCACAGCAAAGTTTGTTTACCTTGGTTAGGAACATCTTTGATACAGATTATATTTGCATAATTCTGTGCTAACTCATTGAGTTCCTTAGTTCTTGAAGGAGAACCATAATTTGGGCATACTGGACCATTACCATCATAGATAATGCCCCGATTCATACCAGCAAATGATTTCCAAGGTCCAAACTGAGAAGCAGAAGCATCTCCTAATCCTGCAATGGTACCAAGAACATCTGAATCTACCAAGTTACCGTCGGCATTATAGTATTTAATACCACCACCAAAGTAAGCAACATACTTACTGTTACCTACAGTACCAAGGCAAGTCTGAATCCAAGTGATGATTGATTTCAAGTCTCTTGGTTGGTCACCCTGAGTATAGTGAGTAGTATATTTTGGTACTTCAATGTAGTAGGTATATTCTTGCAGTTCTTTAACCATATCTACTGCAGCCTTGTGTACTTTAAGTACATCAGCAGATGCTTCAAGATGTTGGTCAATGTGTGAACAGAAGATTTGATATACATCTACATAATCCTTAACGAATTCCAGAGAAGCAATCCATTCGTCTGCCGTAGGAGTACTACCGGCACTACCAATTGTACCATTCAATTTTACTCCATCGGCAGTGATAACAGCACCATTGAGTTTAATATCAATGGGGTTTCTTGTCCCATCTACATCATCAGTTAACCATTTGATGAAGTTGTTCCAAGATTTAATGTTCTCTGTCTTTTCGGTTAATACCGGAACGATGTATTCTGAGTTCTTTGCAAATGCACTTAGAGCAAGGTAATCTACAGAAGTATCATTGTTATCATCTGCAGTTTTGTAGGTTACTACTGGACCTTGTTCAAGTACCTGGCCATTAGCACTAATTACTTGATAGTAAACCGTGTTAGCCTGTTTGTAAATATTCACAGAGAAAGTTTCAGCACTACCAACTGGGTCTCCATATCCTTTAGTTACCAAACCAAAGCCAACAGCAACTGAACCAGAAGTAAACTTGAAAAGAGTAGAAGCCGTGGGTTCCTCTGGAGTTGCAGAAGCTACTACCGGAGAACCGTCTTCAGCAGCCTTAGGAGCAGATGCAGCTTTAGCTCTTGTTGCAGCAGATACTACACCTTTGGTTGCACCCTTACCAAGTACACGAATAATACGAAGCTTAGAACCACCATTGAAAGCCTTTTCGATGTTTGATACAGAACCATCTGGTACTATCTCAGAACCAAAGACTCTTTGGAATTGAGAGAAAGATTGGATAAGTTCTGAGGGGTCATCATAAGGACCTTTAGTAGTTCTAGCCAATACACATGAAACTCCTAACATAGGAGTAGTTTGAAGAACGTTATCGTTCTTAAACTCGAAATTTACAGATGGTGAATTAGGCATATTTATACTAATTAAGTTAATTACTCATTTATTTAATACCCTCTAGTATTGAGCTATTTTACGTTAAGGTTAAGTAAATCTGACTCTTGCTTTTCGGTTAGTCCCATCAATACGGATATATCCTGAATTGGTACAAGTTCACCTTCTTCAGCAAGTCTCTCAGGTAATATACCATCCTTACAAGTATACTGATATACCTTTTCAAGTAGACCATGATTCTCGTCAGGGTGGTCATAGTAATTACCTATTTCTATAAATAGGTTTCCTGTTGGTGCTACCTTACCATCTTCCCATTCTTCTAAGTTATTATAATAAGGTCTTACGTATCCACGAGAAGGTAATGCTTCATACATGATATTATGAAGCAATCTCATATCGGCTTGAGTATTAGATACCAGATGAATATCTAGAGTTATATCTTTTGTTTCGTATGGAAATTCTGATGCTTGATAATTTCCACTCGCTAGTTTATCACCAATGATATATTTGTTCACACCAATATCACCATTATAGAATCCTTGTAGTTCAATGGTAATTCTAGGGCATGTCTTTGCACCCTTAACCTGATTGTTACCTATACCGTATATGGGAATGAATTTAGGCATAGCATCCTTATCTGCCTGAAATCTTTTCTCGTTCTCCTGTGATAAAGGTAAGTAGTCTTCTGGGTTAAGAGTTAAACCTTTCTTAAGTGCTGTTTGTAATAAGCAAATATAAAAGGTTCTTTCTACGATTTCTTCTGCATTTACCATATCATAAACTTCTTACTGCTAATATACCAAATGTACCTTTGCCACCATCAGAGAATTCTACATCCCAACCTCCAGATATAGATGATATAGCTAGTTGAGATTGTCTAGCATGAGCTGTACCTGAAAAAGTAGACATAAAAGTATTAGCTACATTACCATAACCATCAACCCAATAAGTTGTAGTTGAAGTAGTTGGTATAGGATTACTAACTACTCTTTGTTCACCAATAGCTGGTATTTTAAAAGAAGCTACACTCTTATCTACTTCTTTATCCTCGATGTATTTATACTTATAACCTGTAACTGTAAAACCAGAAGAACCCTCTAATCCTGTATTACCTAAGTTTACATTAACATGAGGTTCTATATTATAAGAATAGGTTACTTCACCAGCTGCCTGAGTTACAATTACTGTTTTAGTTAGACCACCAACTTGCTTGATAGTTAAAGTTCCACTGAGAAGCTGTTCCGTATGATTCTTAGAAGTAATGGATACCTCTAGAGTCTTTTCTTCATTATCAGTAAATCTTAGTCCAGCAGTAAATGGAGGTTCCTCTAGGAATTCTGCTGTAACTTCTACATTTTCCCAATCTCCTTGGGGTGTACCATTAATCATTTCCCTACGTTGAGAAGTGATTGCCAAAGTATCAGAGCCACCCTTACCCAATATGTTTATGGCTTCCTTATCTACTTCTAATTTGTATTCGTAGTTAAGGCTGCCTTTCTTTTGAATAAGATTTACAGTCTTAGGTACTCCATTAACTGTAATGGTAAGGATGGCTTTTTTATCTGCTTCTGTATCATTCACTTTTAACGGATGTACCATTACGAGTGCAGGACCAGTACCAGATGTTTTATCTGCTTCAAAATCTGCCATTACTTTGTATATTTTCTAAGTTCTTTTCTTAATTGATTTCGTATCTCTTTCTCTAAAACTACATTTCCACCTGCTGCCTCGAAAGCAGGTTTCCATAAAGGACGAGGTGGAAGATTACCATCTCTACTACCATACTCCAACATGATAGCAATTTGATTAAGTGTTTTTCGAGAAGTTCTACCAGAGTATGTTATCTTCCTTAATCCTGGAGGAAGACCAACAAAGGTTCTATCTTTCTGAGTTACCATTGTAACTGACCTTGCATATTGACCAGTAAGGTTTAATAGGGTATGTGCTCCATACTTCTTAAGTGTAGCAATTGAATGTTTTGGCCAAGATACTTTGGAACCAGGTGGAGGTAGACCATTATTTAAACTACGCCTTACTATACGAAGAAGTTGATTGCCAAACTTTCTAGTACCTAACTCGTATCCGAGCTTCATGATACTTGGAGTCTTGGCAATCAACCTCTCAGCCTGACGTTGTTTAACAGGGTCTACATAAATCTGAATATCACATAGATTATTCGAGAGGTTTATGTTAACCTTTCTGCTTGCCATCTTTATTCTTATTTAATCCCAACTCACTGGCAATTTTCATAAGAATATCTTGTTGCATGGATAACTTCTCTGCTACCTCAGATTTAAAAGCCTCGAACTCTTCTTGCTTGTAAGCCTGAGCTGGTTGTTGCTGAGGAGTTAACATGCCTTCAATGGTATGGTAGATGTTATCACATTCAGTAACTACTGCCTCATATTTCTCTCGGTTATTGAGGATATTTACAGCAGTAGTCCTTTGGATATTTACTTCGTTTACGATATTGCGTAAGTCGGTAGTGTAATAAACATTATTATAAATACCCTCTGCAGCATCTGTAGGAAGGTATATAAATACCGCAGTATTGTTTTATTTATATCAAGTAAAATATCTATGATATACAGTACAAGTAATGATTGGTAACTTAGTCGGATCTTTAGGAGTTAAAGTTAAAGTACCAATTATGGTTCCTATGGGAAAAACAGTAGTATTCTTTTTTATTATATCTAAACGAATACCATCATCATTATCTCCATCACTAGATAACATACTGATATTTACTGTAAAACCAGCAGGAATACCAGCAGAAGGATATAATTCCCATTGATATTCGTAATCAGTAGTTTGATTTGGGTCATTACTAATAGTTACAGGCCTACCGCTTTTACTAAACTTTAAGTTACTTAATTCTACTTGTTGAGTATAAGTACTACTATCTGTACCACCCACTGATATATTGGTTTCAATTGTGGTAGCATCTTGAGCTAATGTACCGAGCCCATAATAATTACCTGACCGTATATCAGTATTACCAACAAAATTTTCATCTTTTATGGTATTTAATTTAATTGTTCTAGGCCCGTTATTATTTACTCTCCCTCCCAGGTATCCTTCATCTCTAGGGTCTTGGCTAACATAAGCATAGAGAGTTTGATTACCATTGCCGGGTTGTTCAAATCTTACAGATTGACTTCTAGCTGATTCTCCATCGTTATCGGTTAATGCTCTAATGGTATAGTTATAGGAATTATCGGAATTCTGACCATTATCAATTACTTGTAACCAATCTCCTGAAGGTGGTATTAAAGTAGGTTTGATATATTTCTTAGCAAATTCTACATTATTCCTTTGTAAACTTGCATAGGAAAGAATATCTCTACTAGCAACAGAATCACTGTTCATAATATCACCACTCAGAATTATATTAGTATTAGTATTACCAGCCCCTTTCCAACCAAATATGAAAATTCTCCGATAGGGTACTGGATTTACCAATAAGGTAATGGTAGGTACTGTTCCTACCTCTTTACCGTTAATTACAACTTTAGGATTATATAAAGTTATGGTATGAGTACGAGGGTATTCGGCTAAGTTCTGTACAGAATTAGTAATACCTATAAAAGCATTTTCAGAATCCGATTGTAGAGTAGCAGATACCTGACCACTGGGTGAAGCTATTGCCGAGTTATTTTCAGCTATGGTTCTAGAATCCCAAGAAGTAGGAGTACCTTCTACTCCATTGATAGAAGTATATTCTAGTATGTGTAAATCCATTCTTACAGAATTTTCCATACCAGTAGTACCCTCTAATTCAACTTCAGTTACATTCTCTTCTACTGTACCATTACTATAGTTTGCAGTCCAAGATATTTCATACCTTGTAGAGATTGTTGCAGCATCTTGAGTAAATGCCCAACCATTCTCTACTTCGGCAGCACCATTATAAAACATTACACTACCAGACCGAGTTTGATTAGTAGTATTTTCTTTTACAGAAACCTCAAAATCATATTCGTAATTGGTAGGATTACCTCCAATAAGAGATACTGAAGCCCAATCTGTAACAGTAGCATCTAAATCAAAATCGGGTTGAACAGCAACTTTACTCGTTACTTTACCATTGATTAAGGTTTCTCTATAGGATTGAAGTGTAACAGTAACAGCTTGTTCCAATGCAGAAAAATCTCCAGAAGGTATTGGTTCTACATAATCAAGGAAATCCCTGGTAGTTACCGTAGCTGCCTGTTGTTCAACGGTCAAGGTTATCGATGTATCTCCACTACCCGTTTGGAATATGGTAATATCTGCACTTCTTTTACTAGTTGTTGTATTCTCATCTACACTTACGATAAGGGTATTACCATTCTCTTCTACATGAATCCAACTTGGAGAACCTGGTATAGAAGTAGTCCAAGTAGTATCTTCACTCTGACTAGTAACTGAACCATTGATAATCTTATATCTTTTACTACTTATGGCAAAGGAATAAGTACCATTAGGCTTAGCCGGTACTTGTTGATTTAAATCTTGTGTACCATTATTTACTTTTAACTCATAAGACCAAGCAACACTTGCAGCTGCCTGTTTTACACCAAGACTTAAAGTCTTACTACCATAAGCCAAGTTTAAACTACCACTAAGTTGAGATTCAGAAGTATTCTCTGGCATAGTAGCACTTATACGATATCCTACACCAAGTTCATAAGTTACATTGGTACTACTTACAAAACTAGGTTTAGTTTTTACAGTAGGAGTATCATCATGCCAAACTGTATCTTTACCATTTACCACGTCCCAATAACCCGACCTTACTAAAGCTTTAACAGTTCCTCCAGTATTTGGCGCTGTAGGGAAACTCTCTTTAATAACCAACTCCTCTCTAATGGCTACTGTACCTGCTGCTTGACTACAAGTAATGGTTACGGTTTTACCTGAACCCACTTGCTCATATACTACAGTACCAGTCCTTGCTTGAGTTGTAGTATTCTCTTTCATGGTAATAGCCACAGCAGCAGTAGCACTTTGTATTTCAGCAGAAGTAGATTTAACTTGGATATTAACACCTTCATGTGAACCTTCTACTAAAGAACCATTAATATATTTTTCACGATAACTACTAATTGTCCCAGATTTGGTTGTACCTAAGGCATCAAAGTTTAACGTTGGAGTAGAAGTAGTTAATGTATATCTCCATTCTACTAGATATGCACTTTGAGTTACCGTAACTTCTTTATAAACGGTATCCATAGTTGCCCTTACTACTACGCTTCTTTGATTTGCAGTTGTGTTTTCTGCAACAGTCAAAGTAGTACCTGATAAACTGAATCCGGTTACTGCAGTAGGTATACTTAACGTTGGAGTACCAGTAGCATCGGATGCTGCATTAGTTGCACCTGAAGACCAATGGTTAGTTCTACTTGCCCTTGCACTTGCAGAGATTTGTGATGTACCACCTTGTTCGGTAAAGGTACTTGGGTTTGCAGAAATGGAAACTACCCATGTACCTTGACTTGTATTGGTAATCTTATTCTCTGCCTGATATATATCGATTGAGGCACTACCAGATTTACCATTAAGAGTAACGGTTAATGTACGGCTTCCCAACTTAGTTATTGCCTTTGCAGTTGTACCAAGATTAGAACCTGAGATATTTTCGGACCATACTACTGAAGCTCCAGAACTTATAGTACCACCATCATTGGTTTTACCATTCCATCCCCAAAGTTGAGAATAAGTATAAGTAGGTGTAACTGCAGTCCCTCCTGATGCAGGGATATCTGCAATGCTTCCTAAATATACAGTAGGTGTACCATAAGTTTTTACACCTGCTAATTGAGCAAATGTTACTGTAACTTTTTTACCAGATTCATTTTGAGTACTAGTAAATACTTGAGAACGGGAGTTTTCTGATTTATTCTCTAAAGCAGTATAGTGATTCTCGTCATCCATAAATATCCAAGAGGGTAAGTCAGGAGATGAAAAACCTACATCTACACTAGTACCCACAGGTTTACCATTTATATACCTTTGCTTAAATGAATTATACCCTGCTATTGCGGGAGTTGCAGAACCTCCTAAAGCTGTATAATTTAGATTTGGATTCTGAACTGAAAAGGTATACTCCCAAGTTTCAACTCCAACAGCCTGAAATAAACTTACTGATATCTGTTTACCAGACTCAGATTGGGTATATACTACGGTAGCACTACGAGATTCGGTTGTGGTATTTTCAGAAGCTACTAGTGGGCCTTGACCAATAATCCAAGAGGGCCAATTAGGTTCAGAGTAATTTACATTTTGAACTTCAGAAGTTGCAGAACCATCTAAATACTTAGTTTTTGTAGAAGTTACATAAATATCTACTTGAGTAGATGTACCTCCTTCTTTTGGAAAACTAAGAGTTGTATTCTGAGCTGTAAAAGTATACTTATAAGTTACCTTATGTATATCATTGAGCTGTACGGTTTCATTATTACCATAGGAACTAGCATTGGAGATTTCCAAGCCTATGTAAGATTCTCCCGTTCCTGTAGGAGAGAGTGCTAACAATTCAGCCTTGGTAGGGCATTCATTTGAATCCTTACCAAGGCCTACTTTAGTTTTGACAGCACTCCAAGTTGCTATCTCTCCCATATTAATCCAAGTTTGTGAATAAAAGTTTCTTTTCCAATTCTTCGATTCTTGCCTTCAGAAGTTTGATACCTTCGATTGCCAGAACCGACATCTTAGAATAATCTACCTCTTTAACCACTACATAGGTTTCTCCATCCTTTTCGATTGTTTCGAAGGCTTCGGGATTAGGTACAGTTTCAGGTTTAACCGTATTCTCAGAAACTAATTCTGGGAAATGTTTTTCGATTGCCTGAGCAATAGTACCTATATCATGACTACCTCGAATTATGAATGAATCGGTAGGTATAGAGCAAATCTCATCAAGAGTATGTTCCAAAGGTTTGATGAATGATTTAAGTCTTTCATCTGATTCCTTCCATAACCCAGAAGGAGCAGATACCTTCTTGAAGATAATTTCAGAAGTAATACCCATTCCCAGTTGGTCTCTGGTTACCTGGTGAGGATTTGATTTATCCTGTAAGTGAGTAGTTAAGTTTGTTTGAGCAAGAGTACCTGCAGCCTTAGCTTCTGCAATGGCAGTTGCCTGAGCAGTAGATACGGGTTTATCTGCATCTGATGTATTGTTAACATTACCCAATCCTACTTGAGCTTTAGTTACTTCATGTGGATTAGCTTTATTACCAATATGAGAGTCTACTTTGGCATTCACAGTAGTATCTGCTTGAGCTCTTGTTGCAGCTTCATCTGAAATTAACTTCTCTACTCTTGTAATCTCACCTTTTCTGTCATTGACTTCTTTAGTGATATTATTCTGGAGAGTAGTATCTGCACCTCTTAAGTCTTCAGCAACTAATTCAACTGCAGCTTCAAGGTCAGTTCTTACTTGAGTATCTGCAGCTTTTCTGTCGGATACCTCTTTATTGATAGCAGTAGTGAGTTCTGTTTTAGCAGCAGCTATTGCAGAATTTCTATCTACTACCTCTTGAGCAATATCATCAGCCAATTCTCCTTGCAAAGCATTAATAGCCTCAGTTCTTGCTGTAACCTCATCTGAGATTTGTTTTGGTAAAGTAGTGTCAAGTTTAACCTTATCTGCTGCAGTCATAACACCAGCCTTAGTAGATGAAGCAGCAAGGATATCTAAGCCTTTAACACCAGTACCATTTGCGGATTCATAATTTAAGGTACCTTTAGAAGCATCAGTAGTAATACTGACTAATCGTACAGGATTAAAATTCTTAAGACCCTGTAGTTCATCTGCGGTAGTTTTACCTTTAGCTCCATCATAAGCAGTACCAGATATCTCACCAATGATTAAACCTCCAGAAGTAATTGGTACCCAAGTAGTACCTGACCAACGGAATTGATATCCTGGATGTCCTTCAGTTATATCATTGTAAGATTTACCAGCTTCTCCAGTTACTGGATTAGCATGAGCAGCATCAGAATACAATTTGATATTAGATATCTGGTTAGTTGGTGATACATCGTAGGTTGCATATACATCAATTACATCATCTACATAAGAAGGTAATTGAGCTGCGGGTACCTTACCGTCTGAACCCAAAGAAGCTAGACCATTGGCCTGACCCTTGGTTGCCTTAAAAGTATCAAGGTCATCCCGAACTTCCTGAATACTATCAGTTAGTTCAGTTTTCAATGCAGTATCAGCTGTGGTTCTGTCTTGGATTTCTTTATCAATCTTTGCACCCAATGCAGTATCAGCTGAACCTCTATCGGTTATCTCTTTATCTACTTTTGAGCTCAATGTGTCCAGCTGAGTTTTCAGAGAATCATTGCCCTCAACTCTTTCTTTATTGATTTCAGATTGATACTTCCCAAGCTCTTTATCCCAAGCTTGGTCAGTATTTACAATCTTAGGGTCTGTGGTAGCATTTACCAAAGTACCATATATAGGAATTTCTGCCATAGTTATAAGTTTTTATCCGATTACAAAATTGAAATTACCAGCTTTTAAAGCTCCTTCAGTACGGTAGCATTTGTATGAACCTTTACCTTCTACAGTTACTGTAGCTGCAGCAGCCATAGGAACTCCAAATCCAGAAGAAGTTACCTTAGTTATACTGAAGTTAGAAGGTACGCATAACCATACATATTCTCCTTCAGCAATTCCCGTCATGTTATAAGTTCCGTTAGGAGAACTCTTTATTGCCTGTTTGGTAAGACCCAAAACATCTTCACCGGTTAATGCTGCCTTAGCAGAATGTCCAAAGTACATAGGATAGTAAGCATTTACGTTAGCAGTTGCTGTTTTAGTTACACCCTTGCTTGTAATACTTAAAGTATAAGTAGTACGGTCATCCTCAGTATTAAGGGTATCCTTAATATTTAAGCTAGCAATTGGTGTACTGTTTATAACAGTAGTTCCTCTTTTAACTGATAAAGTTTCTGGAACAAGCGGTTTACTGTTGAATAGGTTATTACCACGAATAGTAATATCTGCATCAACTCCTTTCTCAATAATTGTAGGACTTACCGAAAAGCCAGAGATTTGGGTAAACTGAGTATATAATACTTCCCAAACCTCATCATGTCTACCGTCGGCAATTTGCTTATCCAATTCCTTCATGCCATCTACAATGTTTGAGGATTCTGAAAGGTAATTAGTATCTTCCAGAGAAGGCAATGCCAAGGCCTCTGTAAGACCCACTGCAGTTTTTACCTTAGTAATCTTATCATCGGCATCTGCCTTATCTACTTCGATACGTTTCTGTACTTTACCGAATGCGGCTGAAGCAGTATCTGTTACCTTTACATCCAAGTCTGTAGGAGTAGTACCTGCATTCTTTTCATAGCCATCCAACTTAATGTCGGTACCATTCAATACTGGATTTGAATCCAATCTGTGAGTATTGATAGTATGAGCATTGGTAGCATCGATATTATCCTGCAAAGTAGTATCGGCTTCAGTACGGGCAGTCTCTTCAGCATCGATATTATCCTGCAAAGTAGTATCTGCAGCTTCCCTTGCATCTTCTTCGTTATCGATACGAGTACCTAATTCATTGTCGGCATTGGTACGGTCTGTAACTTCTTTATCGATACGAGCTCCTAAAGCAGTATCAGCTTCTGCTCGGGTAGTTGCCTCTGCAGTGATATTATCCTGCAATGTTTTATCGGCAGACTTACGTTCTGCAATTTCGGTATCAATACGAACTCCCAGGGCAGTATCAGCAGCAGTTCTTGCAGCTTCTTCTGCATCTAGAGCATCTTGAAGAGCCTTATCAGCAGCCTTTCTTTCTTCTCTTTCTGTTCCCAAGTCTGCAGTATTCTGGTCGATTTTACCTTCTAACCGAATATCTTCTGCCTTACGAGCAGCAATCTCGGTTTCAAGTAAAGCCTTAACTTCCAAGTAAGAACCAGAAATGTTATTCTGAATACCTTGAATCAATTCCAAGTTTCTTTGGATATTGGCAGCATTCTGAGTAATAAGAGCATCTTGATTATTTGCTCTTGCCAACAATTCAGTACGAGTTTCAGTAACATAAGTTCTTAAATCCTCTACTGTCTTAGTCAGAGTTGTACTCAGAGTAGTAAGCTTAGCATCTAAAGCAGCATCACCTTCAACTCGTTTTTCAGTTTCTGTCTCAATCTTCGTAGTTAACTCATTTAACTTCTGAGTCATAGTTGTTGCAAAGTTGGGGTCATCACCAAGGGCTTTGGCAATTTCCTCAAGTGTATCCAGTACACCTGGAGCAGAACCAATGATTTTCTGAATTGCAGCTTCTACCTCAGCTTCTGTTTGGAATCCTGAATCATTCAGAAGTTCAGAAACTTTAGTGATATAGTTAGCATGTTCTTCAATGCCGTTCAATTTGTTCAAAAGAACATCAGTAAAGTCATTTGAAGAAAGTACTTTGCCATCTACCTTGTCTACCTTCTTAGATTCAAGACCCTGGATAGCAGTTGTACGGTCTGAGATTTCCTGGGCAATCTTATTATCTAATAAGGTATCTGCATTGGTACGGTCTGTAACTTCTTTATCGATATTTACCTGAAGAGCAGTATCACCTGCTAAACGAACATTAGCTTCATCCGAGATATCCTTAGATAAACCATTTACTTCGTCTTTATGATTTGCTATTGCAGTATCCAAATTGGCCTGTATAGCATTCTCTCTAGCGGTTGCTCGGTCTTTCTCAGTATTGATTGCTACCGTATTAGCCTCTACCTTTGTTTTAAGTTCATCTACCTTTTCATTAGATTCTTTCTTTAGGGAATTAATCTTCTCTTCTAATAAAGTATCAGCACCTCTCCTTTCATCTATCTCTCCATTAATCTTATTAGTAAGGATAGTTAATTGCCCACCAACTTCAGCCGTTAAAGTTTGAATCTTACCGTCTATAGCAGTTTCCAATGCAGCATCTGCCGACTTACGGTCTCCAACTTCTTTATCAAGGTTTACTTGAAGGATTTGGTCTGCTGCCTTTCTTTCAGCCTGTTCGGTTCCCAAGGCAATATTCGTGGTATCAATACGAGAACTCAGATTACTGTCGCCATTAGTACGGTCTACAATTTCCTCATTAACCATATCCTTAACTTCTTTGTAGTTATCGGCAATGGTTTTATTCATGGCAGTGATTGCCTCAGAGTTCTTTGTGATATTTGCTTGGTTAGTAGCAATAGCCGTGGTATTAGCATTTACCTGAGCAGTCAATTCGTTCTTAACTGTATTGATAGCATCCTGCATTGATAAAGCCAAATCCGAAACTCTCTGAGTAAGAGCAGCAATGTTATCGGTATGGGTTTTATCTGCTTCCTTTCTATCAACAGTTTCTTTGTCGATATTTGCCTGCAAGATAGCATCAGCATCTTTACGGTCTTGGATTTCTTTTGCCAGGTTATCTTTAACTACTTGAAGAGCAGTATCTCCAGTAGCAGCCGAGTTATCTACATACTCTTTAAGTTCTTCCTTAAGAGCAGCATCTGCTTCTGTTCTTGCGGTTTCTTCATCAGTTATATTTGCCTGGAGGGCTACATCAGCAGCTTCCCGGTCTTCAATCTCTTGGTTTACCTTTTCTGTAATTGCTGCCAACTTCTTGGTGATAGTTGAAGCAAAATTAGGGTCATCACCTAATGCCCTAGCAATCTCTTCCAGAGTATCAAGTACTTCTGGTGCAGAACCAATAATCTTTTCAATTGCTGCCTCTACTTCTGCTTCAGTTTGATAACCGGCATCATTTGCCAATTGTGATACCAAGGTAATGTAATTAGCATGTTCCTCGATTCCATTCAGTTTGGCAAGCAAGAGATCTGTAAAGTCATTCTTAGTTAAAGAATAACCTTCTCTTTTATCTACCTTCTTGGAATTAAGGTCAGCATCTGCAGCAATACGAGCTTCCTTCTCTGCTTCAATTGCAGCAAGTACATCGGACTTATCACCATCAGTCTTTTCACTTAGGGCAGTTATCTTCTGGTCAAGGATTTGGTCCTGAGCAGTACGAGTTGCAGCTTCAGAATTAATATTAGTCTGAAGAACCTGGTCTGCAGATTCCCGAGCTTGAGCCTCTTTATCAATGTTTACCTGGAGGGTATTATCTGCATTGGTACGGTCAGCTACCTCTTTGGTAATTGAATTCTGAAGAGTTTCATCGGCAGCTTTACGATTTACTACCTCATCAGAAAGTTTACTTTCTAAGGCAGCATCACCAGTTTGACGATTAGTGATTTCTTCAGTGAGTTTCAACTGAATGTTTGCATCTGCATTTGCTCTCAATTGGGCTTCTGCAGCAATGTCTTGTTTGAGCTCTGCCTTATCATTGATATGCAATGTATTCAGTTGGTGAATACTTTCTGATAAAGCATCGTCAGCCGTTTTACGAAGCTCAGCTTCTTTATCTACCAAGTCTTTAGCATATGCCTTAGCTTCTGCCAATGAACCAGTAGTTTCATTTCTGAGGTCTGCAATGTCAGCAGTATTCTTATCGACTTTTGCTTCTATCTTATCTATCTTATTGATAAGGTTAGTAACTGCAGTGTCGATTTTATCATTAAGTAAATCCACTGCCTTAATGAAATTAGAGTTAACCTCACTAATTTGGGTACTCAGTTTCCCTTCCTCCTCCTTAGCTCGGTTAACTTCATCTGTCAGTGCATTACGTAAATCCGTTAATTTGTTAGTAATTGTAGTAGCAAAGTTGGGGTCATTTCCCAATGCTTCTGCCAATTCCTTTAATGTATCAAGTGCATCATCGGCACCATCAATCAAATCACTGATAGCTTGTCTTACCTGTTCTTCAGTTTGGAACTTAGTATCATTCTCCAACTGAGAAAGCTTAGTGATGTAGTTTGCTCTTTCTTCAATGCCTTCCAGTTTCTCTTTGAGTTTATCTGTGAAGTCATTTTTAGATAAGTCGTATCCTTCTCTCTTATCTACCTTATTGGCAATAGAAAGAACGAATGCCCAGAACTCATTAATAGTTCCGGCAAACCCAGCCTTTATGAAGTCATCGAAATAACCCTGTAAAAGTCTTTGGTCAATTTCTTCATTTGTGTAATACTTACTTACGTACATATCATTATTATTTTAAGGATTGATTACTTACTTACCACAGAAGAAGTCAGAATTCTTATCCCTGAATGGTTCTCCTTCTTTTCCACAGAAGGCATTCATTGGAATATCTGGATGTTCTGGATCTGTATCTCCTCCGTCTTCAATATCACCCCTGATTATTGCATAATCGGGAAGTTGATTGATACGGAATTTTATCACCTGGCCAATACCTGGATGAGGTATTATCTTATCCCAAACTTCTCCAAAGTAATCTTGAAAGCAAGTAACGAACTTACCTCCGGTCATAGACTGGAATGTAGTAACGTCTAAATTACTTTTCTTACTTTCAATATGTACTCCAGATGTACCGTTCAAGACAATCAGGTTACTGTCAAACCAAATACCGTTCCCAGTATTAATTGGTTTCCATCGTAACATTAACATCTTTGCCATATACTTTTCAATTTTATTCTACGAATTGTATTTTGGTATCTCGGTCCCTTTTTAGGATAACCATGAAGACTAATGCTTCATCCTTGGCTTGGGCAACTTGTGTATCTCCCGAAGGTTTATAAGTGATACCATTAATTACAAATCTATCTTCAGACCAGTTAAAATCCCAATAGCCTTCTGGAGTTAAATATCCCAGTTGTTCTATATATGATTTAGTAACCAGTATTGATAAATTCTCATCATCGAGTTCTCCAGTTACTGTTGCCTTATTAATGGGCCAGTTTCTGAAGGCATTGTAATAACATAATGCCTCGATTGGTATATTATAATATTTAGGGATTTCATCTTCTCCATGACTTAGGAGTTGATTTACATTCTTTGCCCAAGTTATAGTTTGCCTACCAGCATCTATATCCAAGAAATCATTTATAATCTTCTTGTATCTATCCCAAGACCGGTTCTTAACCAATCTATGAGGAGTCTTGGTCATCATTTTCTAATTAAGGTTCTACCATTACGTTTTACTGGAGAGCTGGGGTTTGGCCCATCTATTAATCCAGGTCTTCTTCTGTCTACTACTCTTGGAACTACTACATGACTTGCTTGGTCACAGAATGGTAAGTAGATTTCCAATCGTCCAGCTAACATACAAAGGTTTTTTCTTAACTCGTCTATGATACCACCAGGTTGCATTGCTTGAGAAAATGTTTTCCATAGGGAAGATGTTGCATCGGCAAGTGTATCATAGTACTGTACTTCAGTAGGCCCAGTTGTGATTTGTTTGATTCTATCACCTCGAGCTTGTTCCGGTTTAGAAGAACCATCACCAACTTGTTCTTTGGTTGAAGTAAGTTGACTTAGGTATTCTCCTGTACTTGTTAATAAATTAAGGAGCTTAACATTGAGATAATCCCATGCTGCCAATTCCATAATTAATTGGTTTTCTAGAGCTTCATACATTAACTCATCATTATATTTATCCAGTGGGATAATATGATTTACTAGCGGTTGGATATATAACTGCCATTTAGTTATGTACATTGCTTTCTCTTCTGATGACATACCATCTGAGATTTCTGAAGGAATGTAATAATTGATTAGGTTATATATACTATCAGTTAATGTAGTTTTGGACTCGGTATTTACAATTATGGTTTTAGTTGCATTTAAGTTAAGTCCTTCGGAGTTCGTTATGTTCAACGCTACTGTATAGAATCCGGACTTTTCATAAGTATAAGTAGGTTGTTTAACATCATAAACGGACCCCTTATCATCACCAAAGTCCCAGTCAAAAATGGCCTTGGCTGGGACTTTGGTTAATACTCTAAATGAAACTTCCAGACCATTCGCAATAGCTACAAAGTCTAGATTGTCCATGGTATCTTATTTTTTAGATTCTTCGAACTCTTCCAACAGAACCTGAATCAGAGTTTCAACTGTATCACCTTTGTCGGCAACAATTTCGTGACGAGCAGCGATAAGGGTTGCTTCTTCGAGAGTATAGGCTTTGGCAATTTTTTTGATTTCCATACCTTTTTCGAACTGAGCATTCAGTTTCTTTTCCAACTTATCGATGTCATCATTGGAGTATTTGTCGACAGCTTTCTTATCAAGAACCAAACGCAGGTGACCTGAATTCAAAGCCATCTGAATCTTTTTAGTTCTGTACTGTCGAGCACTCAATTCTTTTTCTTCTCCTCTACAAATTGTAATACCTGTAGATTGGTCATGGAAGCTGTAAGCTTTAGCACCTACAGTTACTTTATATTTATCCATAATTTTACTAAGTTTTTAGATGTTTAAAATTAGGGGTAGGTCCTCGCAAAACCTACCCCATCAAGAAATGGAATTATTTGTAAAATAAACCAGGTGTATTATTACTCAAGGTTAACCAAGAGATACGGGTCAATGTTCATAAATTCGGGGAATCCAAATTCTGAGAACTTCTTCTCTGCAGACAGAATCAATGCAGCATCCTGATACATCTTAGAGAAGCCTGTAGTCAGAGTAGCATAGATTGCCTGAGTCTGATTTGATACGATTCTTTCTGATTCAAGCATCAACTGTTTTGCAGTCAGTTTAATCAAAGCAGCAGTTGTATCAATCAACAGCAAACCTTGGTCAGGTGTTCCCGGGTGAATATAGAAGTTAGCATTCTTAGGTACCGGAGACTTCACGTTCAGTGTAGCTTCAGTTGTACCAGAATGACGTTCTTTGAATTCTGGCAAGTTCAGCATTTCGATTGCCTGGTCTTCACCACCAATCATAGTAGTAAAGTTACGTCCCATACGAGCAGCTCTTACCCAGATATGTAGCAAGTCTTTGTAAGTGATACCATTCGTAGTTTCATATACACCGATAACCGGAGCAGATTCTGAACCATCGGGTTTGTTACCGTTGATAACAACATCCATTGCCAGAGTATCCATTGCATAACCAAGCTGAACACCGAAGTCACGAAGGTAGATTGCCAATACATCCAGAGATACGTAGTTACGAACTTCATCAGTAAGTTTGAATCCCTTACCAATTTTGAAGAGACTTACTGATTTCTGTCCAAAGCTTACATCTCCCAATGGGATAGTTTCTGCTTCGTTAACCTTTGCAGGTGCAGCATCGGACATATTAATCATCGGCATGATTGCGCTAAGACCACTGATTGACTGGTCAGATGCAATAATCTCCGGATAGAACGGAGCTTGACGCATACCAAGAGTGATAGCAGAACGAATGATTTCCGGAACAATCCAACGAACATCTTGCTGAGGCATCGTGAAGATGTTTTCCATTGTGTCGATTTTCGGATTGATATCCAACTTCTCGAACAATTCATCTTGGGTAATACCCCATTTACCAGTGGTAAGTTCACCTAATGTGATGTCCACAGGTTTTTTGTTCTGTGAACCTTGACGGTAAGCATCCAACTGCTGTACCATTTGAGGAAGTTCTTTTGCGAAGTCTTCTCTCTTCAATTTTGAAATATCAACTTTTTCCATGTTTCTTCTTCTCTTATATAATAAGTACTTGAATTACCTCGTTTGCCTCATCTGCAGGTGTGATGGCAATGAAAGGTGTAGCATTTGTTGACTGGTTTGCTTCTACAAATCGGCCGTTCAGTAAGTCACCAGAGGGAACTACATATCCTGCTTTTAAGTCAGCAGCATTAGATACCCAGTTACAAATCATGTAACCTTCCACAGCAACAGTTACCTCTACTGGGAATTTGTTCTGTGCCTGGTAAGCAGGATTTACATTGTCGGTTACTGCCACTCCGATATATACCTGAGTAGATTCAGTGTAAGGTTCAATTAAACCGTCTTCTCCAAGAGCTACCGGCATACCTTGCAAAATTGTTTCACCATCTTTTACACAGAAAGCTTGGTGCAATTTGTGTGATTCACTTTTGTAAATCACCGCTCTTGGGGTCTTTTCCCCAAACAGCGTCATTGGCTGGTCTTTATTTACGATTTTAGTCATAACAGTGATATTTATCGATTATTACTTGAATTTCTTCTTATACAAGTCTTCGAGGGTTTCCGAAGTAGACTTGGCTTCTGCATTCGAAGTAGTTGCAGGTTTCTGAGTTCCAGTCTTTTCATCAGTCTCTGCAACAGAAGAAGCACGGCTTACATCATGAGAACCACAGCTTGCACATACCATTGGGAATTTTTCTTCCAGACGACTCTGATAATCCTTAGTTAAGGAGATGAGAGTAACGATGCCAGTAGTTTCGGCATTCAACATTGTAACAATAGTTTCATCGGCTTTATCACCCATCAACTTCTTGTAAGTAGTAACAGCATTTTCACGGAGAGAAGCAATGTGATTCTTTCCTACAATTGCCATTTCCTTCAAGTTTGCAACTTCTGCATTCAGGTTGGTAATCTGTTCTGTAAGAGAAGATTTCTCTGTAGTAAGATTATCTACCGTTGTCTGAAGACTGTTTTTGGATGATACCAAGCTTTGAATACAAGAAATAACTTCTTCCTGAGTCATTTCTTTGCCCTCTGCCAGAGATAACATATTATCTCCGAAAAGCTTTTCTAAAAATTCTTGCAATTCTTTGTTCATATTTTCTTTATTAGGATTATGATTTTCTTGGGTACCATTATCATTAAAAGAATCTGGAGTATTGTCCTTTTCTTGGAATGAGTTGAAGTCCGTTTTGTAGTCAGTAAAGAAGTACTGTTTGGACTTGTCATCCCGATATTCCTCATAAGAAGACCAGGTTCTTTTTGCAAAGGTTGGATTAATGATTTTACCATCTTCACCAATCTTTTGAGCAAATGAATCAGCTCCATGAGATACCAGGGATGTTTCCATATATCGAACTACCTCAGTAACTATTCTACGAACCATTTCACCCTTAGAGTCATAAGTACCAAGCTTTTGGTAGAATTCACCATCTTCCATTCCTGGATGTGATTTATCCCACTTAAACTGTACTGTTACTGAGTTACTGTGAATTGAAGGAGGTTCCATAAGAATACCTCTAGCAATTCTTGGGTTAGCTTTACCATCAATCTTCAGAATACCATTGATACCTGCAGGTATAGTAAAACTTCCATCCTTATAAGACTCCTGCCACATTACTTGAGATACAGCTCCAATGGCATTACCAATATTGGTTTCATGGTCGCAATTTACTGTTTGTCCAAGTAACATTCTCATAGAAGCCTTAAGTACTCCATTCTGACCAAAGTCAGTAGGATTCCAGTTCTTAGATACAATCGTTTCAGAAAGTAATCTGAACATAGGTTCAATGAACTCTTCATCCTTTGGAGTAAGTTCTGATTTATCAAGGTTTGGATAATAGGTATTATAATCTATATCTCCTCCCCAAAATCCAAATTGAGCAATGGTATCCGGTGTCGGAGTCTTCCATTTGTAATAATTCTCTGAGAAAGCCTGGGCTCCAACTGATTCTGGGATATACCCAGCCATAATGGTATGACCCTGGCCAATCACCATTGAATCAAGATGCTCTTTGTTTTTCTTAGTAAATTTACTCATCTTGCTTTTGTATTTTGGTCTCCACGAGATGGAGCCGGATTAGTTTTATCTCTTGACCTACGAGCAGATTGGTTTTTATCATCCTGCCTTTGCTTCTTCTTAGTTCCCTCTTGAGGGTCTGAATTACCCTTAGCAAATTGGTCCTCAAGTGAAACTCTTGGTTCGTCTTCATCAGGAGAATCATAACCCATTGCCCAAGCATATTGGTCTTGGCTAATGATACCAGCCTTATATAATAAATCCAGATTTTGGATTTTATACTGAAGACCTTGTTGAACCTTAACTTCGTCGGAGATAGTTGAAGTTCCCCATGATATCTTTATTCCCTTATTATCAAAGCCTGCCAGACGCAGTTCTAGAGAATAAAGAAAATCCAATACATAAGTTACAAGCATTTGGATATTTTTTAACTGGCTAATTAACTTAGACAGCATTATACCCGTTGCTCCTTCTCCTGTTGTTGAACTAACTCCGATAAGGTTTCCATTAACTCCCAAACCATTTGCAACTGATTGCTGATTCATATTCCAGGGTTTCTCAATATTACCAAGTTCCTTGGTAGTTGAATTGAGTTTAAACTCATGGTCATCAATGTAACCAGTTACTATACCGTCTTTCATACCATTACGAAGATTTCTTTTCAAATCTTTTAATGTACGTTCAAGACGGGATTGATAAGCTTGTAAGCTTTCATTTGGATTCTGGTCTGGTTTAGTCATCTTAGCTTCCAAGAATCCTACCATACCAACCATTTCCATGATGTGTTTGAAGTTAACCTTCATATCATGTTGGCCTTTTAATGAATCCAATGCTGCCATAAATGGTGGAATCCCATAAGGTTCATCGGTATCATTAAACATACCAGCATACACATAAGTTTCTGGGTTTAGTTTGATATAATCTTGGTGCTTTACGAAGTAATTCTTATTCCTCTGGTAAGGAGAATATACTCCATTGTTCTCTCTTTTGAAAACAATGTTCTCGGGTCTAAGGAATAAGACTGTATCCAAACCATCCAACATATCATTAGGAACTCCTTCAACGGATATAGCTCCACTAACAAGGCATTGTACAATCATCTTATTAACTAGACCATCTATACCAGCAGTATACCTAGACCATTTCTTAGTAGCTTCAGTAAGATGTTTTCTCATCTTATCTGCTTCAGCATCTGAGTTGTTTGGGAATGTTACCGTATGACCAGTATTTGCCAACTTAAACATATCCTGCAAAGCAATGCCCATATCCGGATTTACCTTATATAAATCACGAATCAAAGGGATTACTTCAACACGAAAAGAAGGGTCTACCATTACGGTCATCCCTTTCAGAGTACTGAGTAAAGAGTTATCTTCATCCACTGATACTCTACCAGGAGATATAGCAGCAGCTTTTGGCTTGCTTGGCTCCTTGTTTGATTCAGGAGGTGGGTCTTTCTTTCTACCCCAACTCCAATTAAAATTGAGCTTTTTCATTTCGGTTGTACTATTACGTTAGTTTTTCCTTTTCTTATGTGATTACAGATTGCTTTACCGAATATAGAGTCATCTGCATATACATCCCCCTCTAGGTCTACATCTACTGTAGAATTATTAGCTCTATGCTTACCCATTGCAACTGGCCTACCTAAACCATCATATATGAAGGTATATGCTTCTTGAACAAAGAAAGGGTCTTTAACAGTGATATTATCTTCTCGAATATCCTGTTCAAGTCCCTCTACAATAACAGAACGGTTCTTTTGTGTAGTTAACCATCCTGGAGATTTATCTACCTCAGGTCTAGATTTACCTTTCTTCTTAAGCATTTTCTGATAATAATACAGTTTAGGATAACCTTCAGTTTGAAGAGCAGAAGTTACTGCCAATCCAACATCATTGGATTCTGGAGCAATAGTGGCAAAGTTAAATAAATGCCCTGTATCTCCAAGCAATCTTGCATACTTATCTACTGAAAGTCTACCTTTGAATACTGCTTGTTCTTCTCCTTGTTTATCCATGCATGTAAATGCAGAGTAGTCAGAAGACCTACCAGTTGAAACGTCGGCACCAATGAAGTATTCCTTATCTGGGGTTGGTTCCAAGAATTGCCGATATTGACCATTAAACCTTTTCTTAATAACCGGATAATCACTAAGACAGTCTTCGATAGCTTTTATATCAGCTAAGTCGAAGACCGTATTTCCAGATGATAAGAAGTCACCATCAATTTCTTGTGCAGTTCTTTTTGTTCCAAGAGCAGAAGACATTTCATTGTACCAATTAATATCTCGTTCTGGGTGCATTTGCCAATACAATCTGAGTGGGTTAAATGGATTCCCACCTGCAATAGCATCAACCCAAGTAGAATGGTAAAAGTTACCAACTCCATAAGGAGTGGAATTGATGATAGCAGCTCCACCAGTGGAAAGAGTAGGAAAAGCGGCTGCCCAAATCTGGGCTGCCCATCTAACTACTGCTGCTTCATCAATTACCAATAAGGATAGAGATTCCGAACGACCAGCTTCAGAAGACGTTGGGATAGATTCTATGAATGAGCCATTATCAAACTCTATCATTGATGCAGAACCATATTCTCCCGAACGACCATTTATAATCGGTGTCTGTAAATACCATGGCAGGTTTTTGTACATGAACTTAATCTTCTTAAGTACCTTCTTTGCTGTTGTGTCCTTGATTGAGATAATGTTAATCTTCTTGTTAGGATGATACATTGCCAACCATAGGCAGTACATAGAAATAAGCTCTGTAATACCTGCCTGTCTGAACTTAAGCAGAATATTGAAACGTTCTTTTACGAAATTATACAGAACCGATTTTTGATACGGGTAAAGTTCAAATCTTACCTTTCCCCTCATAGGGTGTATCACATAAGTGAAAAGGCTAAAGTAAAAAACATCATTACTAACCTTAGCAAGTGTTGCTAGTTCTTCCCTTGTGAGAGCTGTGTTAGTTTCTATGTTAATCTTCTTTGCCATAATCAAAAGTTATATGTTACTGAAAACTCTAAGTCAGCTTTTATTCCCGAAAAGAACTTCGGATAATGAAAAGCATTTATACCAAGTTTATAATTGAAATTAGTAGTCTTGATTGAAAGGCCTGTCCCTATGTCTAACATTTGATTAAAGACCCTATATTTACCATAAACGTATGGACTTAGAGTTAGTTTTCTAATTCTTTTTTGAGTTAATTGACCTTCATACCAATTGTACTTATACTTATCTAAGTCCATGTTAAACATTCTCGTTGAATAGGAGTTTGTTTCTTTGTTGAATAAACTTAGATTCAATTGGTTTTTATCCAAGGTAAATTGGACCAGAGAATCTTCTCTACTAATCCTATTCGAAGTAACCGCTGTTGAATCAGAAGCCTGGGGTTTAGTCGAATTGCTACTGTTTCGATAGAAGTCGTAGAGAAGAATTCTCTGGGGCTGAACCAATTGTGTATAGGGTATCACAGGTTTGAAGTTCTCTTTCGATTTGATTGTATCAGGAATGCCAATGACCGATGAATCAGGAAGTTGTCTGATATATGAATTCAGTTTGTAATTCCTGAAGCAAAGGTAAATAGTAAATCCTAGTAGCAAAAGGAACACAAAGTTCTTCCACTTGTTTTTATCTGTTTTCATCATCACGAAAAATTTAATTATTACTAACTATCGGTAATCGCTTAGCGATTACCTTTTATCGAACGTAGTGAGATAAATTTCCTATATCCTAAAACATATATTCAATATCTACTACAAACAATAGCTATATACGTATATAAAAATATAGATATATATACGTAGTATATTATATATCTATATTTTTCAAAGGGTAGTTTGGAGTAATATATACTTTAGTATATATTAACATGAAAGTGTACCTAGACCCTTTTGATACATTTTTTAAACCAAAGCCCTACTTCGTATACCGAACCTTTGGCAATTGTATACCTTGCCTTATTCAACCAATAAAGGTAATTTTCTTGGTCAATGTAAATCTTAAATTCTTTAGGAAATCCCATAATTACCTTGAAATCATTAATCCCAAGAGGATACCCATCGGGTCTAAATTGCCTATCTGCAGGTCTTAAAGTTAGAGGTGGTTTATCTAATTCTAATCGATATACTCCCGGGAGAGTACTCATCTTTGCAGTTTTAATGGGCCATTTCTTCTCGTTCTTGAAAGCACTATTCCATAATACTTGAATCTTCTCAACAGTCAGATTCTTCTTTTCAGGGAGTTTTCGATAATCATACATCGCCAAAGTCTTTTCAATTGGAATGTTATAATTACTCCCGTAAGGAGACTCAAAGAGCAATTCTCTAGTAATTGTTGGAGTTTTTACTTGGAATACTTCATTAAAAGCATTCAAGTATTTCTTACCGGCTTTCTTATGCACTCCAATGATGATTAGACGTTTCCTTGATACTTGGGAGTTCCCATAGTCGGAAACGCTTCTTTCGTGAAAAATAAGTTTATAGTCTTTAAGGGCTTCCTGAAGGTATTCATTGGGTAGAAGAGATAGCAAACGAGGTAAGTTTTCTATAAGAAAAATCTTAGGCTTGTAATAATTGATTCCCTCTATTACTAGACTTAAACTTCGGTTATCCTTGGGTTTACCCAATTCTTTAACCTTTGAAAGCCTCATAATGGATGATGCTCCACAGTCTGGAGAAGAGATTATGATATCTATTTTCTCATCAAACTCCTGTAAACAATATCCCTTGTAGAATGGTATATCTCCAAAATTAGCTTTCCATTGCTCTTCTCCGGGAGTATGAAATACTCCTCGAGGTTCTATATTCCCTAATAGGTGCTTCCTAAAAGGGAACAATAACGCACCCTGACCAGCAGAGATACCTAATACAGTATATCTATTAATACTCATATAATTTAAATTTTATCAATATGTACAGAGAAATAACTTTACATGACTTACAGGTTAGAGTATATAGAGATGGTAAAACCATCCAAGTACTTAGATGTAACGGTTGGGTTAATTTAAAGTATAAAGAATCTCATGGCTATCCTACGATTACTTTAAAGAAGAACTCATTAAGAAAATCCTATAAAGTAAGTAGATTAGTAGCCTTAGCATTTATACCTAATCCAAATAATTTACCTGTAGTAATGCACCTTAATAATATAAGAACAGATAATAGGGCTGAAAACCTTCGTTGGGGTACACCTAAAGAAAATACTCAACAATGTATTAGGGAGGGTAGATTCTATTTTAACGGAGGTCATAATAAACTTAACCCTCGTAAAGTACGTAGAATCGTTAGATGTATTAAGCTAAAGAACTACAGTACAATACAAGGGTTGTGTAAAAAGTTTAAAATATCCAAACCTTCATATTATCGGATTAAGAAGGCTCATTTCTTGTAACTTCTAAGTTTTACATACTTAACCCAGGAATAATGTTTACGAGTTCGGATATACTCCAAGTCGTGGTCATTATTATGGGCTTCTTCTTCGAAGCTTACATCATGATATCTTTCACTTTGTTTGTTCCATTTAGCAAAGAACATAATGATTAAGTACTCGATTGCATACCATAAGTAGTAGAATATCCACAACATCTCTTGCATTTGCTTGAGATGTATCTTCTCATGGTTGTAATCATATGCATCAAACTTGGCCCCTTTTCTTACAAAGACGATGCCGAATAAATTCATTGCCTTGTATCCCTTGAAAGGGATGAATTTGTTGTAAATTACCTTCATTATATCTTGTTTTTAAAGTTTTCGTAAGCGTTTTTTAACTTCTGGTCATAGGCATTTTCAGCATAACCAGGACCATTATACTTCCGAGCAAAGCCTGCCCAGTCATGTTCTTTCAGATTTTTCAAGCAACTGGTATTATTCATGTAGTAATACATGAGTTTTAACTGACTTTCATGAGATTCCTGCATCTTTTTCACGAATTCGACGACGTCTTTACAGCCACAATAGAGGTGATTGAAGCCCATAATCTGAAACATTCCCCAAGAAGCTGACTTCAAAGCACATTCTTCGTCGATTTTCTTGGCAATTTCGAGTCTTTTGTACTCACTTGCTCCTCCTAAGTACTTCGATTTATCCCATTTTGGGAAACAAATCGTAGGGTAACTCTTTTGAGCAGCTACTGACTTGTCTAAACCGAACTTATTTTTGATTTCTTTGTACATAATGTGACCTTCAAACAGAATTTGAGGTCTACCATCTATTAGAAATCCATCTCTACCTGCTCCTTCAACCAGTTGTACTGCCTTTAAAAGAGCTGGCTCCAGTCCTAAATCATTGGCCAGAGCCACAATCATTTTATTAGTTAACTTATCCATAACGTTATATTTTAAAGTTCATTAAAGAAAAGAAAGTATTGCGTATACCTTATCTGGATGATAGTTAGGAGTTCTATTATCTTATATAAATTTATAATAATATGGAACAGAAACTCACATGTCACTTATGTAATTCACCCTTAAATTTGGATGATTATGATTTAGCCAAGACAGTACCTCAGTTAATGAAGGAAAAACAACTTTGTTTTCAATGTGCTTTTTGGCATAGAATTATTGAATCGGATAAAACTCTGATAGAGGATTCTAATTATGAAATGATTCCCTTGGTTACACCTTATTTTCAGCATTATTCTATTCACTTAAATAAGATTTGGTTAGAAGTCGCTACCTTTAGAAGAGAGTCATTAGGTTCAACCAAGAAATATATTGCTGCAATGGTAGATGATAAAGTGTATATTGGTTCGTATAATAATTGGGGATTCCAGGGAATAATTCCGGCACACTTAAGAGAACTTTTTACTCCAAATGGTATAATTCTAACTCCAGAACAACTGGATAACTTACTTAACAGGAAATCCTTTACCGCAGCAGATTTAAAAATAATGATTAATAATTGTATTAAATCAGAATAATTTTGTATATTTGCATAAACAATTTAATAATAAAGATATGAGAAAGAATAAAGAAACCAAAAAGCTAAAGGAGGGTGAAGAAGTCATTTTCTCTGACGGCAAAACTCTTATGGAGAAAGTAATCGTAGAATCCATAGATAAGAAAGGTGGGTTTGCAGTACTGAGTAACAAAGTAAAGGTATCAAGAACCCTGGGACCCGATGGATTCTATACAAGGTTAGATGGTAAATCAAGTATAATATTACCTCTAACAGATAAATCTGAATTGGGTTACCAAGCCTTCAAATCTTATTTCTCTATTAAGAGAAACCTGGAATTTATCGAAGCCAAGATAAAAGATATGAGGGGCAAAGAGTTCAGCGAACTAATTGTAGAGTTAGATAAGAAGATATCCAAAATCGTAAATAAGTACTTTGAACAGTGATAACCTGGATAATCTTAGGCATTATATATGCCATATGTTTTATACCTGCATGGTTTATGACCAGAGTAATTACCTCATCCCACCCAATGAAAAGGGTGGGGTTCTTTTTCCTAACTATCTGGTTAATCATGCCTCTATTTCCGATATATTTACTAATCACATATTTTAATAAATATGAACAGAGAAATAACGACGAGGAAGGTAGGTAGGCAAAAGAAGCTTACCAACCCATGTCCAGTAATTAAGGGAGAAGTACAGATAATGGTAGGAAGTCCAAAGTGTATTACCTGCCAATGGTTTGAAAGAAAATTAGAGAAGGATGGAAAAGCCTACGTACACTGCAATCGATTATAATTCCAAAGAGAATAAGGTAATCGAAGAAAGGATAAGAAATTACTATCTTCCAGTAAAGAATACATTTGAAGCAGTCCTATATGGAAGGCTTAATATACCCGATTCTCCAAGAGGATTATGTGCTGACCTAATTGATGTAAGCAGAACTATCAGTAGAGAATTTGCATTAGTCGAAGAAGTTTTCCTATGGAGACATGTAATTAAACCATGGTTCACCCCACAAAGGTTTAATATCGAGATAGTATACTTTAGTTATTATAACCCTACCATCATAAAATTGCAAGGAGAAGGATTAAGAATTGAAGGTAGGATATGGTATAGAATGCCATTAGAAAAGCTTAAGGACCACGAATACCTTCTAGGAACAGCATTCTGGTTCCCTGTATCTAAAGAATATAATGCTGAACGTATTAAAATACTAGAGTGTGCCCTTGAGGACTTAGAGAGAATTAAAAGGGAGGGAGAACCTAAGCTCCCTCCTCTTACATTTGAAGAACCTAAAATTTACCCATGATGGAAGATATTGATTTAGCAAAGCTTACCAAGGAGGAAGAAGAAATCCTAGAACTTACTGCAGAACTTTGGAATAGGTTTTTAGCATTACCTATTTACCATTTGATGGAGCAATCTGAAATGCAATCTAAGATACATGATATCCAGAGGATGATTATATCTAGGCCTGGATTTAGGATGAATAAAGAAAAGTTTAGGGATATTAGGTCTCTGGCTTCTTTGTGTGTGCATGTGTGGTTGTGGTGTCTTGGTATGCCTTTATCACGAAAGCCTAAAATTTCCTGGTACTAAAAGGGGGGGACGGTTACGTTAAATTTAACATTCAAAAATAAAAAGTAAGGGACAAACATTTTTATTTGTCCCTTTCAATTTTAAATTAATTCAATCAAAGTAACACATGTATCTTTGTTTTGCAAAACAAATAATTCGCTATCGTCGTCTTTATTTGCGTACACATTGTAATAATCTGATTCAATTATTTTTTTGTGTCCGTCTTGCAAAAGCATTTTATCTAATGTTTCAAACGTTTCATTTAAACGCTTTTCTGTTTCTTCTTCGTCTTGCAAAGATTCGCTTTGCATATCTAAAACGGAAATATTTATCTTTCCGTCACTCTTAGAAATCGAATGATTTAAAAATTTCTTTAATAGTTCTTTGTTCATATCTTTAAAATTTTAAAAAGGGAAAGATTAAATCTTTCCCTTTGCAGTTAGTTACTTGAAATTCTTAACAATATTCAAACCTTTTGTAAGAACTTCTTTTTTTGTGTCCTTTGTATTTTCGCTTGCAATAGAAGCAAAAGAAAAATCTTGAATTTTATAAACTTGCTTATAAAAATCGTTGAAAGCTGAAACAAGTGTTTTTAATTCATTTTGTTTCTTTTCTTCTTTTGCTTTGCAAATCGAGTCAAGCAAAGAAAAAGTTGTATTTCTTAACTTTTTTCGATATGCTTTCTTTTGCTTTTCGTTCAATTCAGCAAACAGAGATTCAATGTAAATTTCTGTTTTCTTTCCTAAAGAAGTTTTTAAAAGTCCGTTAGTTTTTTCATTAAGACTTTTAAAAATACTATCAACTGATAATTTAATAGTGCTATTTGCTTTTGCTTGCGCTTTTGCTTTATTTGCACTAACTTTGTTTACTTTGTTGTTAGCAACTTCTTTTTCTACTACTACATTTTTTAATTCTTCCATAATAAAATTACATTTAGTTTTTAAGTTTATTTTATTATATCCTTTTCTCTATAAAACTAAATGATTTATAAGAAAAAGAGAAAAGGAATAAATTATATTGTTTCAATATGTCAAACATTGCTTTTTGATTACATTACAAAGATACAATTTATATTTTAATTAGCAAAATTTTCAGAGAATTTTCTTTTTAAAAATTGTTAATCAAAATTTTAAATATCTCTTTGCTTTTTCAACAATACAAAGATAAAAAATATATTTTAATCTGCAAAACATTTATAGAAAAATTTTCGAAAAATATTTTAAAAATAATTTTTAATAATTTCGTATGAAAAATTTGCAAGTAGGTTTTAGGGGTTTGAAAGGTGGGCATTGTTGTGGGCATTAGATAGGGGTATATTGATGGATATAAGGTAGGATATAGAAGGGGTTGGTATAGGTACCACTTTAGAAATTTGGAGGCCCCATACAGTCCGGTAGTTATTATCTGTATATTATCATACATAAAGGCCATTAGGTGACTAGCAGGCTTTTATACCAATGCCATAGGCCATCCATGGAGACATAAAGAACTAAGGCCAATATTAGGACATAGGTAAGCCTTAGCAAGTCCCATGATGGCCTAGAGTTAGGCTACATAAGAAAAGCCCAGTACCTTAGATAGGCATGGGCTTAAGGTGTACCTAAGTTAGCGAGATTTGAATATAGCTATCAAGGCAACTATAGCAGGAGATAGCATAAAGAGTAAGGCAAGTATCATTGTAATATTGCCTTGTAAGGCCTGAGATAAAATATATAGAGCTCCCATAGCGATTAGCAGGAATAGATGTCGGTGATGATAAATGTATTGTTAGCATAGTTTACGATTGGTTCGCAGGTTTCATTGTTTTCGCAGAATACATTGTATAAGGCAGCCTGGATATATTCGATATCGGCATCAGAATAGGTAGTGCCTGTAGTGAAGACCCAGGTATGAGTACCTTTATAATCGGTAACCGTAGAAGTAATCGAAGCAAGATATAACCGGTATACCTTAATAGAAGTCTTTTGAATGGCTTCTAGGATAGGAATGATATATTCTGAGTAACCCATAGAGTCATCGATAATAGAATCGTCATGGCCAGTAGAAATGATTACCAGGTCCTTGGCCATAGGATAATAATAGGCAATAGGGTAATTGTTACCGCAAAGGATGTTGTTTGCATTAAATTGTATTGTTTTCATATCTATATATTTTTAATTGTTTATAGTGCAAATATAATGCTTTTTATTTATTTATGCAAATCCTACTGAGGCCCCTAATGGATAATGTCTTAAGGCTACTTAACTTATTAGTAATCAAACAGTTACATAAAACATATACCTTCTAGCAATCTAAAGTTTCTTTTTAACTAACTACAAGGGCCATTAATAACATACTTACTAGTTTTAGGTACCTTGAATGGCCTACAATTTTATATAATCCTATTGCCTTGGAGGCCTAAAATTGCCTTAAATTTATTAAATCCTGGGGCCCCAATCCGACAAAATAGGTACCTAATTTTATATAAAAAGGTACCCCAAATTATTGCCTAATCCTACAAATCCGATTGCCTTTTTATATACTTATTATATATAATAAGCGGCCATTAGGGGTCTAGGATTTATCGGATTTAGGTACCCCAATAGGCTATTATTAGGGGCCTTTTAGGCAATGGGTCATAATGACCAAAGGCTGTGAGACATATGTGTTAGATAGCTATAGAGTATGGTGTTGTATAGTGATAGGGGGGCTAGGCCTAGAAGTTTGCCTTAATCCCGATACCCCCGGAAGGCCTTCAATATTATATTAGTTATATGATTATATGATATTAGGTATGTGTATATTGATTATATGATTGGTGATATTAGTTATATGTATATTGATTATATGATATTAGGTATGTGTATTATGTAACATAGTTAGGCCCAGTATGATTTTGTTTTATACATGTATATTATTATTGGTTATTTGTTTTGTTTGGTTAGTAGTTTGGTATTCTTAGGATTAAGGTCTCTAATAGGATTAATAGGATTATCTGTAGGCCTTGTAGGATTAAGTATATGTATTTTTGTTTGTTGGTGGGGGTGGGTATTTGATGGTATATCTTATCCCTGTGGGTTAATGATAACCAGGTATATAGGATTACTGGGATTAGTAGTAGGGTTTTCATTTTTTAATTTGTTTTGGGTACGTAGGTGCTTGTTGAAGATTGCACCTGAGTCTGTGTAGTAATGGGGGTTTGGTTTACCTGGAGTAGGAAAGTGTTCATTCCATTTATCCTGGTGAGGTATGTATATTTGGTTCTTGGATTTCTTTTTCATAGGTCTAATATTGCAGTTTTGAATCCTATTGATGTTAGTTCTTGGGTTTGGATATGTACGATTTCGAAGTAATCCTTGTAGTATTGGAATTTTTCCATGATAAGGGGTTTGTATTTTTCTTGTTCTTGGATAATGGTTGCAGCATCGTCCTTGTTAATGGTAGCAACCTCGGATTCGATTTCCCGTTGGATTTGGTCGTAGTGATAAGCAAATGACCTCCGTATGCGTGCAGCAATTCCGGGGTATTTTTTAAATAATTCGATTAATTTACTTTCTTCATTCATAACGTCTATTTTTAAATGTTTATGCAAATATAAGAATAATATTTTAAATATGCAATAACCTTGATTACTTACTGAAGCCTTATAAGGTCAACTATTTCGATGGAAGAGTATGGCATACCTATAAGTTCTGAGATTATTCTTTTGGTATGATATACATGAAGGTGGTTGGGATTTAGTTTTACCCTTGGGAATATTAGATATGGCCTTAGTTCTTCAGTTCTGTAAGTGATTATAAGTTCCTCACAGAATTTTTCGTTTTGACAATCGAAGGATACTAAGAATTTAGACTGTTCTAGCATATTATTAATATTAAGCAATGAGTATTCTCATAAGTTAAAGGTTCTTTACTAGTAGGATGGGAGGATGCACCCATTATTAGGATAATTCCTCCCATGACTAAGATAAGTATAATATTAGGCTTCATGTAATTCCTGATAGGTTGTACATAAGTCCTCGATTAGGTCCTCGATAGTATCCTCCCAGGAATCGTACCCGTCAAGGTTATATTCCCCGGCAAATACGAAAAATACGTCTCCGAATATTAGCCGGACTGTTTTATCTGTAAGGTCCTCATCCTCGTCATATAGTTTGTTTTCGGTTTCATTATCCAAGTCCTCGTCTCCATTGAGTATATCGGATATTTCTGATAAACGTTTGAGATATGAGTTAAGAGTTTCAAGGTCCTCTTGGGAACGTGTCTCTTTAAATTTAAGATAAGTTTTTGACTGTGACATAGTTAGGCCTCCTCTGATTTTAATGGTTCGGCAATTACTGATAAGAAACCTTCAGGATATAATGTATATAAGATACGGTACCCGGGTTCATGTGGTGGTAAGAATACATTAAGTATATTCCTGAGCAATGGATAAAGTTTCCATTGGTTATCCTCTAGAAATTGATTCCATTCGGCTTTTTCTGTATCATAGTTAGCTGATAGTTGAATATGGAATCTTGGATTTTCCTCGGATAGAGGAGTAAATACGTTGGTGACTACCTCGATTTCGTTTGATTCCTTTTTGTATTGGGTAATTGGATACCAGATACCTTCGTTTTTCCATTGATTGAGCTGGAATATGGTCATCCCAGATTCAAGTAAGTTGGTGAGTTTGTAAAGATTAACCATGTTGTTGTCTATTTTAAAATGAATAATATATTTTATTTCTCACTACAAATGTAAGAATAATAAATAATATATGCAAATATAACTGAGGTAGAGGCAGGCTCTGTATGAATTAGAGTCCTGCCTCTTGGGTAGATATGAAAACAACTGGTTAATCGTCATTAAGAGAATCCTCATCAAGGATTTCATTTGATAGTTCGTGAAGAAGTTCTACCCGGTATTCTTTTGGTAGGCCATCTATGGTTCCCTTGATTTTCTCTTTTAAGACTCCTCTAAGGGTATCTTGGTATTTTTTAACAAAGGTAATAGCCGAAATTGGTACTGGTATAAGTATCCTCATTTGTGTAGTATTATTACATCTGTCAAGTAATTCCGATAACTCTTTGCGGTTTTCCAATGAATGTTGAATAACCATGGCGATTACATCTGGTTGTTGAACATCAGTACAACCTGAAGCATAGCGTACAATTCTATCAAAGGTTGATTCTGTAATGTCAAAGGGCATACCATTTAAGAAGGATTCCCTGAAGTCAGGGTCCATTGTTTCTGTTTCTAAAATAGCTCTGATTTTCATAATTCTACTTCTCCTATTCCGTTACTTCTCCTATTCCGTTAGCAAGTAAATAATCGTAGTACAAATGTACGTTAGTATCTCCGTAAGTCCTAATATAGGATTCAGCATCCTCTGGGTCTGCTGAGACCCAGGGATATTCTTGTATCTGTGCCTTATGTAACTGTAAGGCCAGAGATTTTAATTCTTCTTCGTTCATGATATTCTGAAGTTAAGTTGGTAAACCCAATGATTTTTATCCAGCTTGGTGAATGAGATAAAGATACCGTCACCATCGGTAAAATTTTGCATAAATCGTATGCAGCCATCGGCAATGATGTTTTCTCTTGGTCGGTCTACTGTAACCAGGCTTTCAAATGTAAATGTATAATAGCAAGTTTCGTATACCCAGATTTGATTGATATCAATGCAAGCAAGTTGATAGTTATCGTATAACTTACTAAGTAACTCGTATAAGTTAGCCTTTAGGTTTTCCTTTTCTCCATTACAGAGGGAGAAAGTGTTTTTGTTAGCAATGAATCTTTGAAGTACCTCTTCTAAGTTCTGGATGGAGGATTTAGATGTTGTTGTTTTCATATTTTTATTATTTAATTATTACACTACAAATATAAGCATTTTATTTTAAATATTACTTTATTCATGCAATTATTTTAATATAGCTGAGGTTCTACATACAAGAAAAGGCAGTCAATCCAACTGCCTTTTGATTGATTTGTTAACTCTGATAAGAAGGTTTCTTCTTTTTGAATGGCTTTACTTCCCGGGTAACTTCTTGTTTGTAGAAAGCATCGATATTGGAATGAAGCATTTCTATAGTCTCCTGGGTTATGGTATCCTTTGAGCTACAAAGAGTATCATATATGGTTTCCCATAGTTCATTAACCAGATGCTTTTTAATGTCTTCTTTGACATCGGATTCTGGTTCAAATTTGATAGCAACTGTAACATGGTCAATGGTATCTCCTTCTAGGAGAAGGCCTTTGAATCGAGAAATGTCATCAGGAGCATTTAGGTTATCGTTCAAGAACCTCTCTATGCACATATCGCCTCGCATTAATTGTGAGGCATGTTCTGCTGAGATAGGGAATTCCTCTATGCCGAACATAGAATTTTCATTGTCTTCTGAGGTAAATACGATTTTTAGCATTATATTTTTGTTTTTAAACGGTTAATTACTTCTTCGTAGAATTGATTTATGAACTCAGGTTCAGGAGTTGAAGAACCTGGGTTAAGTTGTCTCCAATGGAATCTCACGCTGTTCTTAATCTCAAGAGCAAGATTATTAGCAGCTAAATCAAAAGCATCATTGTATTGAATAATCTGTAAGAGGTTCCTTACACATTTGCTAGCATCTCCTAGAGGTACTTTCTGTTCAATCATTTCGAATCCGTCCTCGTAAATCTCTACTGTATCAATGTAAATGTCATCAATATGGTTAAGAGAATTGATTAAGTCTGGAGTAGTAACTTCTTCCTCATCTCCCAATTCGTTAGCGATTCTGAAGGCTTTGATAAAGGCATCTAAGATTCCCTGCATATCGGGGTCCTGTTCCTTAAGTGGAATACGTCTAATGATTCCAACTTGTTCGAATGATAAGTAATACTTGGTTTGCATAGTTATAAAATTTTGATAGATTATTAATTCATGTACAAATATAAAAATAATATTTCAATCTGCAAACAAATTAATAATCTATCTTTAAATTACTGAGGCAGAGCCCGGAATCTGTTTAAGTCCCAGTCGTACTTTCTGTCACCCTTATTAGTAAATACCCAAAGGTAATGATCCTTGTATTCCTTTGCTATGGTATTATATTTAGAAGTCTGGATAATGATACGATTTGGTTCGTATTCAATCAATTCAGCATGTACTGTAGATACATGATGGCTTTCAAGATTGAGTTTAGCCTTGAAGTCTTTAAGGAACTCATCCCGGTTTACACCATAGTTATCTCCAACGAATTTAATGTAATCGTCCTCTACCTGTTCTAACATGGTAGATACCTTGAATCTAAACTTGTTCATCTTTGTTATTTTTAATGGTTAGTAATTTCTCTTTTAGTTCTTCGGCACATCGTTCAATGATATTATTTACCACTACCAAGCAATCATCATCTGCAAATGACATAATGATATCCATACATTCATCAAAGTAGTTTCTAATTGATTGAGGGTTATTCCAGAGTACATCCCAGTTCTTGCAATAATTAAACCGAATAATATCTACGTATTCATTTACTGATACCTTACTATCTGGTAGATAAGGGTATACCTTTGAATACATCATTTTGAAATTATCCTCAATCCAATCCTTTAATCTAAACTCTTCTGGTAAAGCTTCATAATAAGAAGTATCTGGAATGTAGAATCTATAAGCAAACTCCTTATCTGTCTGTACTTCGATTCCCGGGTATGAGTTAGCAAATAATACCGGTATCTTGTAAAGTAATAAGTCTGGTACTCTATCGTATACCTTGTAATGATCTTGGTACTCTTTGTATGCCTCAACATAAACTCGGTCATCGTATATATGAAGTTCATTGAGTATCGTTTGAACTCTTGAATGAAAATCCTCTAACTCAAAGTGCATAGCTACGTTAAAGGTATTTTCCATACCCTCTAACTTTTGTAGAGTAATAAGTTTGCGACTTTTGATTACTCTGATTTTCTTTTTCTTTCTGAATAGTTTGAACATGTTGTTAAAATGTAAAGTTAATATATACGTCCTGGGAACCTTTCATGAATTTTTCATGGTTGGTGTCATCATATTTAAAGCAAGAATATTTGCCTACTGAGCGTTCATATTCTCCTCTTACCCATACTGGTGCAGTAGTAGTGGGTTTAAGTTTAAAGTAAGTACCCTGATTGATGTTCTTAATCTTGGTCTTTTTACATTCGGGGTCTAATGTTTCCATATATTTGTCTATTTTTAAATTGATATGCAAATATAATACTTTTAATTTTAATATGCAAATCCGTATATACACAACTGAGGCCACCGTTAATAGGTAGCCTCTAAGTTATTTTCTTTTGTTTAAGAATGATGCAGCAAGGGATGTATCTTCCTCTGCCTCTAGTATTTCATCATCCTCTAAATACCTATCCATCTCTGGGTCATATGAATCAGTATCAATCCTCATTTCAATCTCCCTACGCAATTCATGGTGTTCTTTAGAGGATAATTCCATAGCAGCCTTATAGTTATCTGTAATTTGATTGAGTTCTTTCTTATTAAGATTAAGGCCCTCTTTAGACGTATCTACTCCCTCTTGCTTAGTTGCAACTACTTCAGGCAATGAATTGATATCGTATTTGTCCTCTAAGAGTTTTGCTTCTTCAGTTTTAGTAAGTACCTTTTGAGATTCTAATACAATAGTTCTTGCTTCCTCTATCGAGATAGTATTCTCAGTATTGAGGTTATTCTGTTGATTAAACTGATTGAAGATATTAGTTGTATTGCCTCCAGTAAGGTTACGAATAATTGATTGTAATGATGTAGAAGATTCCAACTTAAGCTTCAATGTCTTATTAACCTCGGATGAGATAAATGGAGTATATTTACCTCCTTGGGAATCCCTTAAGATTTGCAACTGATGAGATATCTCCATCCTATCTTCTAATGCCCATGCTAGTTGTTCTCCCAGTAACGCGTTAAGTAATTCTTCTTGTTTATCTTTATCCCATATTCTAGAAGACAATAATCTGTCTCTCATGAATACTCGTACATATTCTATATCAATCCCTAACCTATTAGAGAATGAATTGATATCATATGTTACTCCACATAAAACCCCATTACCCATTAACCATTGATTAATAAGGTAATTCTGTACCTTGACCAATGATTCCTCTTCGTGTGTCTTCTGGTATTCTAAAGCCATTGCAGTAGTACCCATAGGACGAGGGAATCTTATTATTTTATCTTCTTTTGCCATATAAATAAGCCTTTCTTATATCTTTAGATTCATCATATCCTATTAGCTCTAACTTATAACATACATAGCAATTAATACTAAGGTTATAGAAATATGCCTTATAGGTTTTCCCTTTTACACCTAAATTAAAGGAATCACCAGAGACATAATCCCTGGTGAAAACCAATTTATCCCATTTACCTATGGGGATATTAAGGCAAAGTTTCCAATCCTTGGCAATAAATTTATTGCCGTGAAGGTCTAGGATTTCCTTTGCCATGATTTCCCTTTTTATAGGTCGATAATTTTTTGTCTTGTTCATTGAGGTATTCTTCTTTCCTTTTCTCAATGAACTTTTGAATGTCGGGGAATATCTTTGCTCTTAGAGGTACTACCTGAGTAGCAAAGAAAGCATTCCATAGGTTCTGTGTAAATCCTTCGCCTACCTTAAGCTTAGATATTGCCCAAAATTTACTTTCGAAATTCTTAACAATTTCCCTAAACCTATAATAATATAACTTATGAGTCTTAGGGTTAATGCCAATGGTAGTAGTTTGGCAATAATCTAGAAACTCTTTACCCAATTCGGAAATAAACTCTTCCCTTTTGAAGTCGTAATTCTCTTGGTCGAGTTTAAATAACTTTACGTAATCTATTGCTTCCATATATTTACTCTTTAATTGTTTCTAAAGGATAAGCCTTTAGTGTTACTTTCTTGGTTGCATCCTGGACCTGAAATAAATATCCTCGGTAATTATCCTCATAATAGGAGGACCAGATTGCTTCCTTTACCCTGTACCAATCTAAAGTCTTGGCACCTTTGGGGATTCCTGTGATTAATAACATATGAGGGTTTTCTCCCAGTTGAATGTTAAAAATATCCTTGCCATCAAAGTTACCTATTACTACATAGTCCGGAAAGGTAGGGTATTCCTTTAATTTAGGGTAAGGTACACCCAAACTATCTACTATGGTTTCAGACTCTATGATTTGATTCTGAAATCGGATATTTAGTTTCGATTTACCTATGTATAGGTCTTTGACTATATTCGTGAACATATGTAGATTATTATATGGGTTATACCTTGGTCCTTGAAGTTATTTAGGTTAGTTGCCTTTTCCTCAAGTTTCCTTAGTGTCTTTCTAGAATCTGTACAGATTCTTCTGGTTGGATTTCTAACCAGCATCAGAATATTCTCTAGTGCAGGTTGCAAAGCATTAACTGGTCCTGCATAAAGTATCTCATGCTTCTTCCCACTAATTACATTGTATTGGGTTTTATAGGCATACTTACCTTTGATATAAGTTACCTCAACCTTTTCTATTTCTTCTTTTCTTATGTTTCTTACCATAACCGTCTTTATTTACATAATCTGATATTTCGTCTAATTGTCCCAAGAGTAATGCCTGCACAAATATAGGTACAGGCCTGAAAAAGAAGTTTCTTATGTTACTGGTGTTAATATACCAATCGTATACAATAAAGAACTTCTTAATCTTCCTATGTTTAAGTGAACGTTGAACTAAGTAGGTTTTAACGCATCTCTTATGCAACTCCACCAACTCCTTGTCTTGCTTTAACATCTCCTTTGCGGAGAATATAGTGTAATCCATTTTTATACCTTTAGAAGGTTAATACAATGAGGAAGGTACTCTGATATTGGGTACCTTCCCTGAGAGGTAAAATCAAGCAACTTGTTCTGGCTTAAGGACTTTATTCCTGAAGTCCTCATATGCCTTGGCAGCTTTCTTGTATTCTTTGGAGTTTTGGTCCTTGATACGGAACATTTCCCGTTCAAGTCTGTGAAGTTCATTACGAGTTTGTTGTCTCCATTTCTTCCGGGCCAGTGTATCGGTTACATCCTCTGGGTATACATATTTTACTTCCCGGTTGGAGATTACCTTTTCGATGATGGAGGGTTTCTGTTGTTTTTCAACATCTTTTACTACCTCTGCTTTTTTAGAGGTTTTCTTTGTTGGTTTGGGTTCTTCCGGAGTAACCTGAACCAATTTGGCACCTGCAAATTTCTTGGCAGCTTCCTGGGATTCTTCTACCAATTGAGCCTTAGTCTTTTTAGTTCCCTGGGCCTTAGTAGTTTTAGACTTGGATGTAGCATCCTTAATTCCTTCTAATTGTTGAGCAACTTTGTTACCGATAAGGTTAGCAACCTTGTTTTTATTCTTTTTCATAACGTCTATATTAAAAATGTTTATAAATGAATTAATTTCTTATCACATTGCAAATATAAGAATAATATTTTATATAGCAATAAAATAAAAAGAATATTTTTAAATAGCTGAGGTTAATCGGCTAAGAAGTCGAAGATCTCTGGAGCATAATCTATCTCGTTTTCTGGGTCTGATAAATATTCGTCCAGGTTTTCGTTATAATAATCGAGTTCTGATTTAGCCTTGGGAGCAGGTACAAAGGGTATACATTTTTCTGGATATTTCTCTGCAAACTTAATGGCATCTTGACAAGTTAACTTCTTATCAGTATAAAATTTAACCCATGTATGGGAGTATCCCACTCCTTTTCTAGTAACTTCGTATTGTTGATATCCAGAATTACTTATCTGGTAGATTTGATTCTCTGGAATGATTTCTATTTCTACCTGATATTCGTATATTCTTTTTCCGAGTTTGTTTGCCATTTCCTGAATTGAATCCATTAATGACTTAGGCTTATCTGCAAATGAGAAACTGTATTTAGTTTCTGGTACATCGTTCTTTTTAAACGACGGAGCAGGATTTATCCTGCTTGCATCGGGTGTAGGTTTTGAGCCTATAGCCAATCCAATTAGTATAAATCCTGCTAACCCTATGATAGGTAGTTTTCTAAGACCTGAGTTCATAGCCTGTGGTTTTAAACTTGTTTCTGATATTAGAAGAAACGTATTTACCTTTGGACTCTGCTAGGTGTAATTCATTGCAGATTTCTTTAGGTACACCATCATAACGGTAAACTTTATTGCCTTTAAAAGCAATCCAAAGTTGTTTGTTTTTGGAGTCATATCCGTAGCCTTCAACGTTTGAGGATTCGCAAGGAATCATTTCAACTCCAGTGTTCAATTCAACTGATTCTAAGTATTCGTTCTTGTCCATATTAAATTAAATTATTAATGTGAGTTCAGGATGAAATTTATTAGTTTCTTTGTGTAATAGTTCCCATGCTCCGTAAACTCCTTGGGATAAATCATGTATCCATTCATCTTCCATTTTGAATAGGATATGAGAACAGATATATAATTGATATTCGTTCAGAGTCTTTATCAATTGAGGCATTTCGTATATCTCTTCGTAAATCTGAATATGATGCTTGACTGAATCAAGCATCTCTTCGTCATTTATCTGTAACAACTTCCTGAGTAAATCAGGTTCTGTTGTAGTGATATTGTTTTTGATATTAGTCAATGCCTCAATTTGAATCTGAGCAATGTTCTTTACTACCTCTTTGGTTTCTGCATCCATTTTAATATTTATTTTCGTTATACAAATATAAGAATTTTATTTTAATAAATAATACTCTTTTATTAAATACTGAGGTAGAGGTTGTCTATCTAGAGATAGCTTCTTCGATTTTCTGTTTGATTGAATCAGGGAATATTACATCCTTGTACCATCTCATGAAGAACTTAGAAGGCTTTTTCTCGGAGTTGAGAAGTAATTGTCGTTGTTCTGCAGAGAACTTTAATCGTTCTTCTTCAAGCATAAACTTAGGGAACTTTGTGAACTCTGCTTGAGAGAAGGATATGGTTTTCTTACCAACAGAGGCCCTTAACGGTTTCTTCCTTTCTTTATAAAGATACGGAACAATTTTCTTCGATGGTCCACCAAGGATACTAAAGCCGAAGATGACCATTGGGTCAAATTTATCTGCCTTGGGGTCTTTGGCTCGTTTGATACATCTTGCCATCCAGGAGTATGAGTTAGGATATTGCTTGTTGTCAGTGGCTTCTCCCACATCCTTACTGTTGAATTCGAATCCTGGGAAATGAAAAAGAAAGTCCTCTGTAAGAATAAAGACAAACCCTAATTCCCTTAGATACTTAATAATCTCTTGTTGGCTCTTACCTTCTTCAACCATTTTCTCTACATCTGCCAAGATATCTTCTCTTGGTGATTCAGTAAGTTGTTTACTCCCAGTAGAAGGTCTTCCTCTTCCCACTGATTGCTCCTTGATTGGTAAGTTACCTACGAGCTTATCTAAGTAATTCTTAAAGTTTTCAACATCTTGTTTATTTGTAAGAGTTACCTCTATTCTTATTGGTCCCTTATGTTGTACTTTTGGCCCTGAATTCATTTCTGTATACGCATCTACCAATCTATCTTGAATATAGGAACCATTATCTTCAAGTGTAGTGATACGCAGTTTGGGTTTATATGTTTTTTCTTCCATAAAGTCTTAGTATTAAAAAGAAAGGCCTGAACAAAAGTGATTTGCCAGGCCTTTACATCATTAACGAATACTTAATAAGATATGAGATTAATCTTCTTCTTTTTTGGCCTTCTTTTTCTTTTTATCTTTGGCCTTTTTGTCCTTCTTTGCAGGAGCAGCCTTTTCGGTGGCTTCTGCCTTTTCTTTCTTTTCCTTCTTGGGTTTTTCTTCCTTCGGAGCTTTACCGGCAGCCAGTCTTCTCTGTTCCATACGATATTTTTTCTTTTCATCAGAAGTCATTTCCCGACCATCAATGAGAGGATAATCGTATTTGGTAACTCGGCCAGCAGATTCCTTCTTTTCTTTTTTCTCTTTTTTCTTTGAAGCCTTTTCATCTTCTTTGGCTTTTTTCATTTTTACTAATTTGGCTTCGTTCTTTAAATCCTTTTCAGGATACTGGGCAGCGACTTTGTCTCTTTCCTTGTTGAGCTTATTCAAGAGTTCAGTAACCTTTTTACCATGTTTCTTGTCTTTTGACCAATCCTTTTGAGGGTCCAAGTTGTTCTCTTTGAGATAAGCATCCAATGCCTTTTTAGCCTTTGAAAGTTCCGGAGTCTTATTAGCCGGTTTGTCTTTCTTCTTGTCTTTCTTCATGTTTCTAAAATTTTTAAGTGGATTGAAATTTCCTTAGTGATTATTCATAGTTATAATATCCTAATCGAAGTAGGGATTTCCTTAATTTCTAGGATTTCTATACTTGCATTTTCAAGAATGGCTCCAAGTTCTAAGGCATCCTTTATCTCTTGCTCAGTAAGATTGACAAAAGTTTGTTCTGCAATCATTTCTCGTCCATCTGAATAATTAACATATTTAAACTTTACAGTACTGATAGTACCTTTTAGTTTTTTATCTAGCCTACCCTTAAAATCCTTAAGCCTACGTTTAAGATATTGAAGGTGAATAACATGGGTTTGATATTTACCTCTCTTATGAGGAGGAGTAACCTTAATCATATACCGAGTATATTCCATATCTTTTAATACGGCTTGAATACCCTGTATGATGGTTCTTAAATTCATTTCTTCCATGATGGTCTTGGTATTGGTTTATTTTCGATTGCCATTTCGGTTAGCATTTCTTTGGCTTCTTTAATAATTAATTCAGAGAGTTCCCTTTCTTCATTCGATAAGGGAGGGTCCATATCTTTATCTTCTAGTGCATTAGTATAATTCTGAATAAGATTATCTAATGCAAGGATAGTTATATTCTTTCTGATTTCTCTTTTGTCTTCCATAACCTATAAAATAAATAAAGCCTACTACCTTCTCAGGCAATAGGCTCCCAACATAATTTTTGAAATACTAATAAACTATGCAAACCATTAGCGATGTTCTCGCTAATAAGTAAGGGATAGAAGTTTAATCTTCGTCTCCGGCTTCCTCTTCTTCGCCCTTAGCCTTTTTAGCTTTCGGGTTACAGATAATACCGTGTCCTTTTTTGGATTTTACGGTTAGATTGCCCGGTACGAATGTTACGGATGTAGAAGTTGGTTTACCGTCGATGACCAGAACTGATGTTACCACCACTCCCTGATATCCTTCTTTGTTCTTTACTGCGTAACCGTAGTTCTGAACTTCGGATTTATCGTTGATTTTGATAACATCAATCTGCTTGCTGTTTGGACGTTGCTCTGCAGGACGGTTTTTCAAAGCTTCCATACGAGCTTTACGTTTTGCTTCTTTTTCAGCATCTTTTTCTTTGCCACCTTTCTTCTTGGTGTCTTCTTTTTTCTTAGTTGCCATAATCTTTTAAGTTTTAGTTTTATTTAATAGAACAATAGTTATTTCTTATGATAAAGGTGGGCTATTGCTTTAGCCCAACCTTCATAGCCGGAGAATGAATTACTTCTTTCCTTTTTTGCCTTTACCCTTGGCTTCTTTCTTTGCCGGGAGTTTGAGACCCAATTCTTTGGCAATTGCTTTGCGAAGTTTTTCGATATCATCTTCTTCGTAATCGTCCGGGTCTGTTTCGAGGTCTTTGTCATCGCAAACATCTTCCAATTCTTCGAAGTCCATTTCGGCAAGAGCTTCACCGGTTAATTCTTCTTCCTCTTCGTCCTCATCTTCCTCTTCGTCCTCATCTTCATCGTCGTCCTCTTCTTCTTCCTCGTCTTCGTCCTCTTCTTCATCAGAGTCCTCATCATCGTCATCCTCATCGGAATCTTCGTCATCGTCCTCTTCTTCTTCCTCGTCTTCGTCGTCATCATCTTCCTCTTCTGAAGCAAAGAAGTCTTTTGCTTCTTCGGCAGACAACATAATAGGAGCCGGGATAATTTTTACTGAGCCATCTTCGTAAGTAATGATGATTGCACCATTAATCTCTTTGCGAGATACTTCCTTTAACTCTACCTTTTTGGTTTCTTTTTTCTTAGCCATTTTCGTAAATGTTTAAATGTTAATAATCAATAGTTATATCACTCTGTTATAAGTTTCTTGTATTTTCTTTCGCTTCCCGTAAGATAAGCAAATGCAATATTATATTGTTTTACCTCATCAATTACGGTCTTTAGTTCTTCTTGAGATTCTATCTTTACATCTTCTGTATCGATAACTTCATCTTGGTCATTATAGGTATTAACCTTAAAAGATTTACCCATGAACGGATTTAATTGTTTATGTACCTTTACTTCCGGTACTGGGTTTTTAGTTTCCATTGCTGTATTTAATTTTAATTATTCCAGGAATACCAACCTTACCAAATACTTCGGTATAGAATTTGTATTTTGGATTTTGCATTGATTTATAGTTATCGGCTAATCTCATGGGAAATACCCAATATTCATTTTCTAGCATCCTGTTTGTCATAATGTAGGCATATTTGCTTCTCATCCTATATTTGCTTACAGGAGTGAATCCTTGAAATCTTAAAGCTTTTACTAAGAACCTTTCTTTTGGTTGCCATCCCAAATGATTTAAGGATTCATCATAAAAGATATCAAGCATATCCCTTTGTGCTTTGATAAATAGTACTTTCTGTATCGGGATATCTAATTTCTTTCTTAGGTACAAGGCCAAGGAACATACCAATGGGGGATATTGCAAAGAAAAAATATTATATTTATGCTTTTCCTCTTGACTCAGCCTGTTGTAAATCCTGTAAGATAGCAGAATGGATTTGTATTCTCTTCTTCCGGATATACTTGGAAGATATGCCTTCCCGTTGTCCATACAATTTTTGTGAGTACCTTTCATTGAATACCTTCTTTCCTTTTGATTTAAAGACCCGGTGCATTTGAACCATGAACCTTCGTCTTCTGTGTTTATCAATTTTATATTCATCCGGGATAATAAACTTCCTGGCTTTTACTAATCTCCCTTTATACCAGAATTTAGTAGAACCAGATTTATGTCTTAGACCATTCATATCTTGAAGTATTCTTATCCCTTGCCTAAGTAATTTCCTGCCTGATATGATATGAATATATTGAAGAACATCTACTCCGTACATATAAACCAAAGTCTTTTTTATTTGATACCTTGTGAAATAAGGTATACCGGTTAAGTGTTTCCGATATAAACTTTTTTCGGTAATACGTTTGTTGGTGGTATCTGGTCTCCATGTCCATATATAATATCTATCTTTTCGGATTGGTTCCCTACTACTTTCCTTTAGCTTTACCATTACTCATAGTCCTCCTTGCAGTTCTAAACCAAAGTGTTATCGATTTATCATTTGCATCTGGGAACTTCTTTTTCATCCTTCTAGTTACTCTTTCTAAATCATAACCCTTTGCAACCAATGACCATACATAGGATTTCTTAGTTCCCTTGATGAGATTGAATTCATCCCTTTCTCTTGGTGGTTTCTTTTCCCTTGGCTTTTTTATTCCTGGAACCCTTTTGGATTTCCTTTGCCCATCTTCTCCTTCTTCTCCAAGAAACCCAAGCCTTAATTTTGAATTCCTTAGAGGGTCATCTTTTGAATAACCTATATTCTCTAATTGTTTATCCATCCAATCATCATATTGGTCAATCAATGATTTGTCTGGTTTATTAGTTGACCTTTCGATATAACCAATTAAATCGAAAACTCCAGCAGCACATGCATCAGGGAAAGGCATACCCAATACTATGGCTTTTCTTTTTAAATCCCTGTAAGTCATATTCCTCCCGGCTGAACCAAGGAAACTGGCTTTTTCTTTTGAGGGTGCTGGTTTATTCTTTTTGTTCTTTCTCATATCTTTTATTTTAATTTGTTGCAAATATAATACTTTTTATTTATATAAAGAAATATTTCTACTTATTTTTATAAAAAGCTGAGGTATCTGATATGCGTTCAGCAGCCGTTGATTTAGGCTTTTTCTTCCTTTTCTTTTTAACCTTATCAGCATTGAAGGCCATATCAAGTTTCTTAATACTGAATTCTATATTATTCACTTGATTATAGTTAACTGCTTTTTCCACGCAGCATCTGTACTCAGGCCAGAAGCGTTGTCCTAATTTTACATCAACTGTTTTAATCATAAACTTGGATACCATAAATCCAAATGTATCTGCATCATCTTTCTTTTCGAATACATACATATAGAATCTACTAAATTCACTAACTACCTCATCTAAAGGTCTTACTGGCATTAGCAAATATCCATCTGTATATAATTCTTCTGATATTAAGCATACCCAGTATTTCTTTTTTCCGGGTTTTACTTTATATCTAAACCTTTCTTTCAGTTTTGTGTGCATCCATTCTGGTACTCGGTTTAAAAGGTATTTAATGTATATCTTGTCCTTCTTATTCAACCGCCTTTTAAATGCAGAAGGCTGTTGTAGCATTCTTGGTAGAATCCTAAAGTTATTCCACCTATCGAACTCTAGAATTAACCTCATTGAATCTAAGTCCCAGGGGTCTTCTGATTCTTTGAGTCTTTTCATATTTCTTTCGATATTACTATTGCTTACCTTTGAGAGTAAGTTAGAAGAGTCTCCAGTATATAGACTAGCTTCTTTCCTTGTTAATCTCTTTTCAATACATCCTTCAATAAAATCACAAAAGCTTCGTTCGCAAGGGCAGTCAGGTCGAAAAATAGAAGTGTGTAACTCGAAAAAATCAGAGAATAATCTGAAGAACTTTTCTGACCTTTCTCTGATTTCTAAATACTTGTAATGTGACAACTTTAAAATTTCACCAGCTTCCCATGAGGATTTGCTTTCTGATAACTGAAGGAATAAAGACTGCCTCTCTATTTCGTTTAAGCAGTCCCAAGCTTTCTTCTGAGCATCGTTCATATTAATTCCTCCTAAAATCCATTATTCTATCTATTGATTCACTTGTTATCTCATTTGGGTCATAATCTTGGGAGTTAGCATATAACTTATCTGGGTCATAATTCTGGTACACGCTATAGATTACGTTATCAAAGGGTAACCATATTTCCATTTTACCCATTTCCGGATATAAAAGAAGTTGTACCATTTTATTTATGTGGTCTATACCTAATACCGTAGCATCTATTCCTTCGTAAGGATAACCTTTGAGTACTAAGTAATCGCCTATCTTAACATTCATCAAATCGTCTACAGAATATTTCTTTCCTTCTTTTGCCATCCTCTTAAACCTTTTAACATCCTTTCTGGTACATGTAGCTACCAATGAGAAATCATCAAAGTCTTCAGAATTATCTATTCTAGCTTTCTTCTTTCTTTCATGAAGAGTCTCTGTAGACTTTAACCAAGTTCTTATACCTGATATACTTCTCTTCAGTTTGTTTAGAAAAGGTCTAGAGTACGCTAACTCTGTAGGCATCTTGATAAAACCATAATTGAATAAGATAGGTACTTCTTCGAATATCATCTTACCCTTTGCGGTTTTCTTTAAAACGTTTATCGTAGGGATAATGGCACGTACTTTTTTATATCCCTTTTCTTTAAGTTCTTTATTAATGTTCTGATAATACTTTCGTTCTATGTAGAAAATACAATAAGAATAAGGGATACGTTTCATATTATTTCTTTTTAATGATTAACTTAGCTTGCTTATGTACTTGCTTATAATTAACATTCTCCAGAATATCACTTGCAAGAAATACATAAAGATTAACTGAAGTACTGATTGACATACTGGGTTTTTTAGATTGTACCCATATAAAATCTCCCAGAGTACCAGGTCCCCCTTCTACTACAAAGAAAAATTCATTTGCAGGCATAGAGTTATACCTCATACATAATATAGGGAGTTTATTTGCCCTTTTAGCATCCTTACTTGCTTGTTCCCAAAATCTTAGGATATCACAAGTTTTGTTTCCAAGCAGTACATGTTCGAATTTGATATCTTTGTAATTTTTACATTCGATAGATATCTTACAGCGATGAGCATGTTTTTCATCTGTACAGGTTAAATCAGAAGTGGCATCCTTATTAGAATGCCAAGCTCCTGAACCTGCCCGATTCCTTTCAAATTTGAACCCAGTCCACTGAGTAAACCAGGCTCCTATTTTTCTTTCAAATCTGTTTCCTTTATTTTTTGAGTTCATAGGTTAATGTCTTGTAGTTATAACATTATAGTAAATTATAACTACTTAGGCCATTGACTTTTTCGACTTGCAGGATTTTCGTATTTGATAGAGGAAGAGAATCTAAATGAGTAATTAAGAATAGGGTTTTATCTGCAAAAGTATGTCTGATTAAAGAGGTTACTACTTCTACATTATCAGAGCTTAATGATTCGAATACCTCATCCAAAAAGGCAAGGTTTATACCCTTAGACATTGTAAGAGATTCATTCATTGCAAATGCCATTGCCACATTTACCAATTGTTTTTCTCCACCGCTAAGTTCATCGTAATCAATAATTTGCCCATCTCTTTCAATTAAAGTAAAAAATTCTTTTCTAGCAGTACCCAGGTCTATGTTAAATTCAATCCTAAATCCCAATACTTGAGAGTATTTATCAAGGGTTCTATTTAACATATCCAGTGATGAATCGAATAAGTAAGCCTTTATTCCGTTGTTACCGAGAGGGTCATTGATTAACCAATTGTAGTTTTCTAACTCCAACTCTTTATTGTGGTAATCCTCATCTACCTTACGAAGAGTTTTTCTAATCTCTTTAAGTTTCTCTTTATATTTAGGAGACATAACCTTAAGTTTCTCTTGTTTGAGCTTTTCCAACTCCTCGTCAATATCAGCAATATCAGAAGCAATATCATCGCATTCTTTTTGAAGTCTCTTATACTTCTCATTCGTAGTTCTCAACTCATCCAATCTACCCAGAGCATCCTCATATTCTTCTTGTAGTTTGTCTGAGTTTATAATTGCTTTATAGATAATATCTACGCTCTCTTTAGCACGTTTGTAGTGGCCTTTATCTAACTGTATCTTGAGTTTCTTTACAAAATCCGGTAATGATACTCCTGAAATATTACGGTTGTGTTTTATTTTAGATTTAAGACCATCTACATAATCAGTATGTTTCTTAATCTTAATCCTAAGACTCTGCTCTACCTCGTCCTTAAGTTGTTGCTGTTTTTTAATAAGTTGCTTAGTTAGGTCTTCCCTATCTTTCTTTAATTCTCTACGTTCTGACTTTATTTTTTCTTTGAAACCTTTCTCTCTATCACGTAAATCAAAGTAAGCTTCCTTATTTGCTTCAAGTTCTTTCTTTAATAAAGCAGATTGGTGTTCTACTTCGTTTGCCTGAGCTAATAGGTTATTTTTATCCTGCATAGCTATACCTTTGGCAATGTTAAGAAATTCTAAATCAAATACTTCTTCGAATATCTTCTTCTTATCTGAATTAGATTCTTGTATCAATCTTTTAATACCCTGCCCAAACATAATGGAGTTCATGAATAGAGTATAGGATAAACCAAGTTCTGCATTAATGGCATCTTGGAGTTTATTCTTACCCTTTACATTCACTACCTCGTTGTCTTTCATAAGGATAAGCCTATCTTTACCTTTAGCTCCATCCTCAAGAACTATATTGCATTTCTGGCATCTGATAATTTTATAGATATGTTCTCCTTTTTGAAAGAATACCTCTACCATTACTCCCTGGTAATCTTTAGGTCTTACCTTTTCCCAGGTAGTTACTTCTGATACTCCTTTTAGGTTTTTACCATATATTGCCCATACCAATGCCGATAAGATAGTTGATTTACCTTTACCATTCGGTGCCTTGATAAGTATGGTACAACTTGGGTTTAAAGGTATATGTAGGTTTTCTATTGAACAGAATCCTACTACGTTCATTGTTGTAAATGTTAACATGATTCAGCTTTTTTAAGTATGTCAATCAGTAGTTCTTTCTTATCTTGTTCAGTTATACCTTTTTCCTTAAGATACTTCCTTGCTAGAGCTTTCTTAGAAAGTTGCTTAGTAATTTTATGGTTAGTATTTACTAAGTTACTAGTTTTCTTAGGTAAAACGGTATAATAATTGCCATCATCCCTAATATCTTCATCAGATTCTACATCTACGAATTTAGGAAATTGCTTAAGGTGTACAAATTGCATTGATAAGTCTGAATAAATCTTCCAATAACCCAATTTACAATCTCTATCTGTTCTCCTTTGATGATTAGGTGCTCCTATCATATAAACCTTCTTTGATAGTCTTTGAGGTTTATGTATATGACCACATAATACCAAGTCAAATCGATTCAAGATATTTACATTGAGATTTTCTACAGAATCAACTTCCCTACCATCGGTATCCTTTGCTCCGGGATAGTCAGTATGAAGAAGAAGTATGTTCCTTACATTCTTATCTAATTTTAGTTTCTTAAGATATTCACTTAAACCTACATTATTATCAATGTATGGAACCCCATAAATGTGGTAATCTCCATAAGAACACCATTTGATTCTAGTTAGATTAACACAGCTCATAAAATTCTTATGAAATACAAAAGGCCATCCCTTAGTTATCCTATCAATACGATTTACAGATTTCAAATCGTGATTCCCGTCTATATAAATCATTTTGAATTTTGGATAGTTACTCTCTAACCTATCAAACTGTTCAGCAACGAATATTGCTAAATCTTGGTCAATTGATTCTGGCTTATGAAATAAATCTCCACAAAACAAAGCAGGACATTTGTACTTTTCACATTGACCTGCAATAACGTCAAGGACCTTGATACTATTCAAGGTCCTATTGTTGTTCTCATTGAATTTTGCCCATAGATTTATGTGCAAATCCGAGAATGCTATAAATACTACTTCCTTACTCATGAAGAAAATCAATAATAAGTTTCTTACGAATATCCAAATTAGCTTCTCTTATACGGAGAACTTTAGTTTCACCATACAGGGATTTGATTACTCCTTCTGTTGCACCATATTCCAAAAGTTGATTCTTAAATATATTCTTATAGATAGAAGATATTTCCTTAGTTGGTAAGAATCCCCACAAGTTCAATACGTTATCCATTATAGAAGATATTAAGAACTGGAAGTAATTATTCTCTATTCGTTTGCCATTATCTTCCATAACCCATTCCTTTACCATTGCAGTAGTAAAGTCTAATAGAATGAGGTGAGTACATTGCTGATTGAGTAACATCTTGCAAGTTTCGAAAAAGTGTTCCATTTCACATTTAGGAACATTCTTGGCTTGCTTGTAATAGAAATAGGCAGCTAAATCAAGATAGCTTCTATCTGTAACAAATCTATCCCTATCTCTGAACATTTTGTTTCTTAGGTTCATTACCTGAAAATCTTCGAGTAACAAATCCTTTGAATCCCTTTCTAACATCTCTTTATGAGACATATCCTTTGTTTTAGGTATTAAGTCTGATACACTACCAGATATAAAATCCAATACTGGAGGGTATTCTGTTACATCAAACTTAATCATCCCGGGAACTTCTTTTGCTAAAGTGGTTTTCCCAACTCCACTTGCACCTGCAAACATTATTTTCATTCGGATAACTCTTTAAATGGTTTAATAAATTCTTTAGTTAGGAACGAAGCAAGAGAATACTCTATGCACAGTTTCCTAAATTTATCATAGTTGAAAGTCTTCTTTCTCTTGAGAGGTATCTTATCTAAAGGGACATTACCTACAAACCAGAATAAATCAATCAACTTACGATTCCTTTCCCAAGCTTCTTGGTACTCTTTATTAGGTTTAGCTTCCAAGTATTTGTAGATTGATTTATACTCATCTAATATCTTTCTTGCAGTTACTGGACCTATACCTTTAAAACCAGGGATATCATCGGAAGTATCACCTACCATTGCAAGGTATTCAACGGTCTCATGTGAATGATAACCAAATAACTCTTTACAATTACCCATTCGAATAACTTCATCCTTTCTTGGATTTAATATCCTAACGTTCTTGTTTAGAAGTTGATTAAAATCCTTATCTGATGATACCAAGATTACATTATCCGAACGATAAGTATTAATAATTAGGTATGCTAAGAAATCATCTCCCTCATATTGAGTTTTATTCCTTTTATCAAATATATAAGAAATTCTTAGCATACCTAATATCTTCATTATAATTGCCTTTTGTATTTGCAAGGATTCATAATCAACCGATATATTTTTTCTGTGTCCCTTATAGTTAGGCAATAACTTATCCCTTACTGGTGAATGACCGTTATCAAAGGTTATAACTACTTCGTTGGGTTCAAACCTGGTAAGATACATGTGAAGTGATTTGAAAAATCCAAATATTGCTCCACTTGGTTTACCGTCTGTGGATTTAAGTTTCTCGAACTTGTGAAAAGATTGATGGAGAATGTTCTCTCCATCAATCAATAATACTGTTTTCTTACTCATCGTCTTCCTCCTCGTCATCTGATTCGTTAAATGATTCATATTCTACTCCATCTACTGGATATAAATTAGTAGTCAATGCTACTATCTTCTTTCTAGTTGTACCGATAGTATTTATCTCAGCCTTCTTTAATAGTTTACGACGAAGTTCATCATCCTCTTCCAAAAGCTTTTGGAATTTCTCTTCACCTCTTGCAAGAGTTTTTCCTTTGAACTTATATACTCCACCTGAAGATTTTTCTATGATATCATTTTCTACCAATACATCCTCAAGAGCATAGCATCTATCAAAACCTACTTCATGGAACTTAGGATTGAAGTAAACCGGGCACTTACTGATTGTAGGTCTTGGAGGAGCAACTTTATTTTTAATAAGTCGGATTGTGACCAATTTACCAGCTTTCCGTTCTTTACCTTTCTGTTTAACAGTGATAGACTTGCCTGAGTAAAAGGCAGCTCTGATTGAAGCGTAGAACTTAAGTGCTGCACCTCCTGTAGTAGTTGTGTTATCTTTTCCAAATCCGACATTTAAAGCAGTTCTTAATTGGTTAATGTAAATCTGTGTAACTCCTAATCTATAGAATAATTCACTTCTGATACGGAAGTATTTGTAAAGAGCTTTTGCTCTACCTCCCATTTCAGCCTTACCCTCTACCATTTTAGAATCTATGTTATCTGCACAATCCATAGCAGCAATAGAATCTATCACTAAGAGAATCGGTTCATTATTAGTTAATTGAGAACGTAAGTAAATTGCTAAATCTGCTACTGCGTCAGAAATATACTCGATTCGAGTATCTGTTAATACCGTAACTTTTTCTGGGTCTACTCCATTAGCTTCTGCCCAAGAGTTCATCCAAGACTGTTCGGCATCTACCCATATAACATGCCCACCAAGTTGTTGACAAGTATATGCAAAGTTATATGCAATAAGGGATTTACCAGAGGATTCTTCTCCAGCTACTTCAAGTACTTTACCAAATGGTATACCACCACCAAATGTATAGTTGAGAGCAAAGAAAGTAGAGGGTAACCATAAGTTTGATTCTACTGTATCTGAAGCCAATCTCATGATACTACCATATTTCTTTAATATCTCATTTTTTGTTGGTACCTTTAAACCAACCTTAGTTTTCTTTGCCATATTAAATTCCTCTTGATTTTAAAATATTCATTGCCTGATTCAATACGTTTTTCTCTTCATCGGTAAACTTCATGAGACTACCCTTGTCGAATACAAGTTCTACTATGTGATATCCCATGAAGGATACTTCAGACCTCTCTCCATTGGGTAATTCTACTTTGGCATACATCCATGATAATATCATTTCTGCCATAAGAGGGTCTACCAATTCCAATATTAAAACGGGATGTTCCCAAAATTGATTATTTCTGTATATTCCAAATTCTTTATATTTCTGTTTAACCCTTTCAGAAAAATCCCTCACCTTTGCATAATCAAAGTCTGGCCCAATATCATTAATTTCACAAAATCTTCTTATAATCTTTGACTTATCTTCATCTGATAAGTTTGCCCAATATTCTTTTGATACCATAATGTAATGTATTTAGACTAAAGAAGGTGATAACTGAACGAATCTAATTACCACCTTCGAATGAAACCCTATGTTTAACTAACCTTTAAATATCTGATTTGTAACGTTTCTTCTTTTTCTTTTTGGGTTCATCATCCTCCATATAATGGTCTCTGTGAATCCCTTTCTTTTTTGCCTTTTTCTTTGGTTTGTCATCCTCGTCATCGTCTCCTCCATGGTCTTCATTCAAGAACTTAGCAAGAAGTTCTTCCAGTTCATCATATGATTTGATTTGAGAACGAACTATACCTTCCAGGTCTACATTACCTTGGTACTTCTTGTCCAATTTGGTTGGTTTACAAGCCCGAGCAGAATATGTAGTATCAAGCTTACCAGAACCCGAACGAATAATTTTGATATCGTATCCATTTCTTGGGTCTGTCATATCACCAGCTTCATCCTCATCGAGGTATAAGTCGATAATATCTTGATAAACAGAGCGTGGAACTAGAACTCCCTTATCTTTACCCTCGTAATCAAATTTAGTTCCCTTTTCGTCTGCATAGACCGGACCACCAATAACGTATCTTCTTCTTGGTACGAGAGTTTTTGCAAGTTCCTTGTCATCCTCATCCTTTGAGTTTTTCAATTCTTGATATTTTTCCATGAAGGGGCATGGTTCATCAAAAGTAGCCGGAGATATTACTCCTCCCAGATTACCTCCAAGATAGAACTGAACAATTTCTATACCCAATTCCTGGTCATCTCCCGGAGATTTGATTCTCATTCGTAAAGTACCTTCTTTAGGGAATACCAAACCATTGCCGTTTCCCTTAGATTCTAGCTGTTTCTTTCTAGCCAACATCTTTTCTTTTGTAGAAAGTCCATCTGATGAAACTTTCTTCTTTTTCTTTTTGTCAAGTACCATATTAATCGTTATTATTTGGTTCTGAGTAAATTATCTCATTCATACTCAACACCGTTAAAGTGTTCTTTTCCAAAAGTTGTTGTAAGCCTGGGGTAAGCTTGTCTGTTTCAAATTCCAGTTCCTTACCGGCATACAAACCATAGGTAACTATTCTACCTATTTGCACCAAATCCCGGTAAGTTCTATACTCTTCGGTAATCTCACCGAGTTTAACTATAACTCCCTTACGAGGAACTCCCTCTTTTACTTGTTCCGGGATAATAAGCCCACCTCTAGTTTGGTTTACTTCTTTTGGTGATAAGATAAGAACTCGGTTTTCAGTTGGACATCCTGGTAATTGATTATCAAACTGAGCTGCTACCATAGCAGAAATGAAAGATAGTGAATAATTCATATTCTTAATTCGTTTTTAAAAGTTAGTAATTACTTATAGTTATTATTGTTGCTTCCTCATGTTGGCATTAATAGTCCTCAAGATATTCTCTCTAGACTCATAAGCTCTACATATTGAAATATACTTGTTAGCCTTTTCTACTGCTTTTAAATACCGTTGATATATTGACTTATACTTGGGAGATATATTAGCCTTATGAGCAACGTAGTCATTATTGAACCTTTCATTAGATTCTTTAATAAATATCCAAGCAGCAGAATAAGCTTCATCCTTTTCTCTTGCTAGAGCATCCCTTTCTTTAATATACTTATCTCTTAATGAGCAAAGTATATAATAACTAGTGGGAGATTCCCTTAACTGAGAATTAATGATATTTTCATTAATGGATAATTCCTTAGCAATATCTATGGTTATGATATTACCTTCGAATTTAACCTTTAGTTTCTTCAGTTCTGTTTTCATGTACTTTCAATAAATTCTTAAAATCCTCTTTTGAATATTTACCTTCTTGAATTGCTTTAGATACCTGAGCAAATGCACAATGGTATGCAGTATCTAAACCAGGCAAGTGAAGAATAGATTCATACTTACCAATTATATCGATTAAAGCTTTGAATCTTAAATCACATAAATTATCTGTTCCTCCTCTATCTACTAAAGTCATAAACAGAGCCCAATAAATATGAGTAGCATCTTCATAAGCTAACCTTGCATCTTCGTCCTTCATTACACCAAATGCCAAATCCTCTAATAGTTTGAGATTTGATTGAAGTTGCTCTATCTGAGACCTAACTCGGTTGAATACCATTTTATCTCTACCGACTAATCTCAAATTACATAGGTCTAATTGACGATTGAGATTTTGAATAGAGAACTCTAAGCAGGCAGATATCATATAGGTTAAAGATGATAGCCTATTTGTATTCATTATTTGTTCTTCAGTTGCCATAGTTTATAATATTTTATTATTTATGTTGTCATAGTATCCTCTTTCTTCACTTCTGTATGTGATTTTGGATTTTCTTTATGATGAAGATACCTATTACAACCTGGGCACTTAACTAATTTACAATCAGCAAAAGTGGATGAATCTACTTCTGAGTAGTCATATTCAAATTCACAATCACAGTATGGGCATTTAGCTCGGTAAATCGTGGGTCCGTTCAAAATCTTTTTCATAAGCCTTCATTTGTTTATTAAATCTCTCTTTAAATTGCTTAATATGGATATGTTTATATTTCTTATGTTCAGCCATATATTCCTCTACTGAGAAATCGGGTTGTAACATCTTATTATAATCATACCCAGGGATAAAGGGTAATTCCTCTGCCATAGTTCTACCAATGGTAAAGTCCATGTCCATATCAACATCATCAACTTGAAATCCGAAATACCTTTTCGTACTTGGGTTACGTAGGATATTCCAGATTGTATATACAGTCCAGGTGTTAATATCTTGAGGTTTAGAATACATATATACAGCATCATGTACTGTACAAGCTTCTTTCATCATGGGTAATTTACCTTGTCTCATTAACCAATAAACAAGGATAGCTCCAAAATTTGTCATATTTGCTGCAGCACCTTGACAGGGGAAGTTAAGACCTAAACGAATTGCATAAGCAACTTCTTGCTTGTCATTTGAATATATTTGTGGGAGTCTTCGTTTAGTACCAAATAACTGTGTGTAATACCCATGCTTACGAAGGAATTTCTCTTGTTTCTCTTTAAACTTCCTAATCTTAGGATGTTGACCAAAGAATACTTCCATTTCCTTTGCTGCTTCTTCTGGTGTAACTATAATACCTGCTTTTGGGTCAGATAATTTAACTGCTAGCAATTTATTACCAATTCCATAAATAAGTCCAAATGCAATCTGTTTAGCTTGCTTTCTCCTTACCTTCCATAACTTATAATCGGGATGTGTTTCATCTTCATAAGCTTTACTTGCTTCTTCGATTGATACACCGTATTTTGCTGCTGCTATACCAAGATGAGGGTCTACTCCCTTGGCAAATGCTTCCAAATAAGTTTCGTCTCCAGATAGATGAGCCATCATTCTTAATTCTGCTTGAGAATAGTCGAATGCCATATATAAATAACCCGGAGGAGCAACTAATTGTTTCTTAATATTTGGGTCTACAGATGTCTTTGGTATTTGCTGCATATTTGGGTCAGCAGAACTGAATCGATTAGAATCTGTTCCATGTATATTATACCTACCATGTAATCGAGAATCATCTTGGACTTTTTCATGCCAACCTTCAATATAGGTAGTATACATTTTCTGTAAACCTCTTAATTCAAGTAGCTTATCAAGGAATATTGCTTTTGGAGATTCTGGGTCTTTTACTGTTAACCTTAATTCAACCAAAGTATCTTCATCTGTACTTGGCTTACCAGATTCATTATTTTTAATTACTGGGAATTTAAAACCAGAATCTGAATACATAAGTGCTGGTAAATCAACTGGACTACCAAGATTGATAGGTCTAATTAAATCCTGCTCCTTCTTGGTAGTAAATACTCCTGCACGAATATTAGATATCTTCTGTTCCCTTGAATCAATCTTACGTTTATCTTTTGGGTCATTATAATCTAATTCTTCAAGTTCAGCCTCAATAGATTCGATATATTTCTCAACCTTTTGCTGATTGAATTTCTTTACAAACTTCTTTACCCTTGGTAAATCATATATTGCTTGTCTAGCAGCATCAATCTTCGGTTTATATTCCTCAAGTAATTTCTGGTTGAAATCTCTATCAAGGTATAATCCCTCTTTCTCTACGGAGGTTAATACCCGGGAATTACACATAAATAAATTACGGAATACAGAATACATCTTTAAATCAATTAACTTCTTCTCAAAGAATATCATTAATCGTAATGTAAAGTCTGTATCTTGACAACCATATTTACATAATGGGTCTAATTCTTTTTTATCCCAGGGTATCTTATCGAATTTATCTTGCTTTTCGTAATCACCATATTCGGGTAGATACCTTCTAACCATATCCTTTAACCCGTGAGGTTTTTCTTCATTGAGAACATATTTTGCAAGCATACCATCTAAGCATGTACCTCTATAATAGATATGATACTTTTGATTAATCTGGTCATCAAATTTCCAGTTCCATGCAACTTTTACAATATCATAATTCTCAATAACCTCTTCCCCAAATTTCCTTAACATCTTCTTCCAGTTCCATCCGGGAGAAGTATATTCTTTAGTTTGGAAATGGTCTAAGGGAATAGAAGCACCAAATCCTGGCATCCAAGATACCGAGAGAATAGTTGGCTTGAAACTTTTGTTATAGATTGGTTCAGCATTAGTTTCGTAGTCACAGCAAGCATAACCCGTTGCTTTGCAACAAGCAATAAGTTTCTTAAGTTCTCTTTTATTCTTAATTATCTTATATCTCGTTTCCATGTTAATAAATAGAAAGAGGGACATACCCACATGTAGTAGATACATCCCTCTAATATTAGAATGAGTCCTGTAAATCTTCAAGATTGGTATTTAGGTATTTCCAATCTTTCTTATAAGAATGAAGAGAATCAATGGTGTGGTATAAGTAACCGGGTTTAACTCCCACCTCTTGAGCTACATATTCCATAAGTCTCCATGCAAGGTATACATCATTACCAAAGTGAGTAACAAAATCCGAACTTCTTTGATGATAGCAAATATGTAATACCTTCTCTCCTTTACCGTTTTGACGGATAAGGAAATCGTAATACATAGAGCAAGGAATACGTCGACTTCCATCAAGGAAACATAAATCTGAACCATGAAATATTGGGAGTACTGCTTTACGAGTATCATTATCCCTTTTAAGAAGATTAATTACTTCTTCTAAAGCTAACTTACCAGTATCACTTAAATCATTCCAAATCCTTTCTGGATAAGTATAATCAAACTTTTTACCATTTGGACCCTCAACTAAGAATTGTTCCCATAAGTCTTTCCTTAACTCCCAAGCTGTACCGGGATTTAAACCATACCAACAAAGCCTTTCTCCTAACTCTGCATCTGCCCATTCTCTTGAATGTGAAAATACAAATAACCATACTGGGTCTCCGAGTGAAGTCAAGCAATATTGTTGGCAAATGAGTTCCTTTGTTTCAAATTCCTCTTTACCTTCAATGACTTTATTCTGATAGGTCTTTGGTTTTACAGTTTGACCATAACTGTTGAGTTCTCTGCCAAGTTCTGACATTAACTCAAAAGAATTACTGTAGATTCTCATTCTTCTGTTTCTTTAAAAGTTTCTTCTTATATGCTTTACGTTGAGAATAGGATATCACATTTTCTGGATATTCTATATCTTCATATTCTAATAGCAAGTCCTTTGCTAACAAAGCTTGGTATTCGTATAAGTCCGGACGAAGTACTTTAAAACTCCTGAAGAATACCTTAAATGAAGACCATTCTTTCTCTGTACCCTTTTGGATTTTCTTATAAACCTCTTTAACTCTTTTAGTCCAAGGATTATCTATACCCTTGATTACTTTCTTTAAAGGTTTATAAGCTGAGTACATTAAGAGTGTCTCTACATTCCCATACATTTGAGTCGCAAATAGGTTGATTTGTACTGACTGGTCCGGCCCATACACATATTCGGCCATCCGTTGAATTAATAGGAAGTCGAATATTAACCTCTTTGTAATCTCTGATGCTCTGATTACCATTGTAATAACTGGGATGTCCTCTTGAAATCTCTTCGAAAAAGTTGCAGCAATTAAACATTGTTTACCGTTATCATGATGATTATTAAACATATATGTAACATTGTAATTCTGATTATACTTGTTCTTCAGGATTCTTAATTTGCTACGTAAGAGGTCTAACTTATTAAAATCAATATAATTATTCAATAAGCTCGTCCACTTAGTTTCTTTGTAATTAAAACACCTGCCATAATCAAAATCTGGGTCTACCCATGCTTTACGTATTTTTATAAACACATTGTATGCTACTGCAACTCCACTGTTTGCAGTAGCACCTTTATCAAAAAGAACGGGGTCTAATCTTAAGAAAGCCTCATTCAATTTCTCCCATGCATCTTGTGAAGTAGCAAACTCCAAAGAGTGGAGGGTCTCCTCCGTATTCGATTGAAGACCCTCTAATTTTCTATTCCATCCACTCATTAGTAATTTGTTTTTTGTCTCCAGAGGTTAAGTCTTTGTTTCTTAAAGAATAACCTGTAGATTGATTCATCTGAAAATCCTTGTAATCCCAAGAATCCCATATATAGGTAGAAAGCTTTTACCAAAGAATACTGAAAGTCTAATTCCTTAGTCATTACTTGGGTTTGTTTCCATGGTCTACACTTAAGAAGATTCCTTGCAATATTCAATTCATATACTACATTGAATAATAATACCTTCTCTTCTTCGTGAGATGCTTCACTTAAAGTATTAAACCCGGGAGTATAATCTTTTACTGATTCATGGTCTTCATCAATCATATTAAACCGATTAACTAAACCAATACTACCTTCGGTAACCATGGCTATACCCAGTGTAATTACGTCCTTCAATTCCTTTACTTTGAAGTCAGAGTAATCTACTACGTAAGACGTCCCCCAGGAGAAGATATCTTCTGGTAGTATATTTGCAAAGTGGAACAAAGTGAATAGGAATCCCAGAGCATCTCCCTGTTCTTCATTGGCATTCTGCAAATGGTTGAGTACCTGAGTATATTCATCCTCTGTTAACTGGTCAATATTCCATCCCCACTTGTGGCATATCTTTACTACCTCAGAGGTAGATTCATAACCCTCCATTAGTTCTTCGATAACCCTGGCAATAAAATCCTTAAGAACTACTTGATTTTGGTGATTATTAATATCAACCGGATAATCGGGTAGCTTTTCTATTTGCCGGTAGCCGTCTAATTGTTCTAACGAAAGAGAATACATTGCTTGTAAATACGTACCTACTTCTAAAGTAGGTACTGTTTCCTTAATATTACGTATATCCATTACTTACTTCCTGTTGAATTAAATCCACCTTCACCTCTTGTTCCCCACATTTGAGATTCAGAATAAAATTCTTCTGATTGAATCTCCTCGGGTTCTGTGAGATAGATTGGTACATGAATAAATTGGGTTGCTTTCTCATCCACCTTTAGAGTCTGTATTACTCGACTGAGATTGATTATACCAATATGAATCTCTCCTACATAAGGAGAATCTACAATCTCTGCAGTATACAGAAGACCTTTTTTAGAAGCAAGCCCAGACTTATTAGCTGCCATGAGCATAGACTCTTGAGGTTCAATAAGTGGTTTGATACCAGATGGAATAAGGATTCTCCCTCCCGGATAGATTTGAATGTCAGTTACGAAGTTGGTAGTTGTATTTACTCCCAATACAAAATCTGGAGTAAAATGATTTGGAGACTGGTTTGCCTCGATTTGAATCAATTGTTGAGGGTCCAAGTTTCTTGGGATATAGAAATCCAAACCTGCATCACCTGCATTACCTCTTGATGGAGTCTTTACGTCTCTTACTTTAATAAATCTGAATCTGTTCATAATATATTACATTGTTTTAAAAGTTGTCCAAAGGTTAATCCCCGTTGAGGAGTTACTCCGAGTGAATGACAGAACCTTTCTACGTCATATTCACCCTGCATAAACAAATCAGCAAGAACATCATCTTGCCGTACATAATAATTTGGGTTGTTAAGATATAACTTAAACATTGCCCATATCATTCTTAACTTATTGACCTTTCCCATTGCATTCTCTATAAAGTTCTCTAATACGTTTCTTAGGTACTTCGAATTTCTCAACTGTCTTTGAGATAATTTCTTTTCTGTCTTTCCCTTTCCGAATCAAGCCTCGGATGTATTTCTTGATACCAACCGTGTCTTCTAATACATCCAAATCTTTGTATTGATTCTTCTGTTCTAATTCTTTTCTTGTAATGTTCAAGTTCTGGGACATCTTGAACGCACATAGTTCTGAGTCTCCGCATAATTTACACTCTTTAGTGGATAAATCATACCCAATACCAAAACAAACATCCCCATTACTTCCTAATTTCGTTAGGTCTATAGGAGTAAGTACATCTTGTTTAGTAAGGTCTGGTAATGATTGTTTCTTACTTCTTTTCATATTTTATTATTTATTATACGACTTATTGAAGTTTTGCTAATACCCAAAGAATCTACTATCTCTTGAGTAGAAAATCCTTGAGAATGTAAAGATAATACTTGTGGTTTGTACTCTACAATCTTAGATTTTCTTTGCCTACCATCTTTAACCATTTGTTGCATATTATGAGATTGAGTACCCCAATAAAGATTCTCTGGTTTATTATTTATAGGATTATTATCCCTATGACATACAATGGGATAATTATTAGGATTGGGTATAAAAGCTAAAGCTATTAATCGATGAACCTTTACTCGATGAACTATCTTAACTGTATAATACCCATTATGAACTAAAGAGGGAGTAAGTTTATAAAAAGACTTACCTCTCTTTTTAAGGATATCTCCTTCAACTGTAGCATAATAGGAAGGATATCCAGGAATTGCTCTTATATACAAATGATACTTTGCCATAATTAATCATCTATTCTTTTTTCTGTTAGTCTTATAACTGAATCTCCAATCTTCAATTCCGACTCATACAGTGGTAAGTAGGAATGTCCAATTGCATTAATAAATAGTTTCCTGATATCACCCAAGTGTTGTGAGTAACGAGAATCAGTATAAGTTAGTACTCTAACCTGTAGCCCTGAACAGAAAGATAAATCAAAATATACCTTATATTCATTAGCCATTATCTGGATTGATTGTATATCTGATATCCATACCAGGGTAGTACAGTTAAAAACATGGAGAGGAGTTTGTTCCTCTCCGATTATCTTATCAATGAATTTCTTATATAACTTAGTAATCATAACTTTTGAGTGTTACATTTTGATATTTACAATGAGGACAAGTCCAATCCTTAGTATGCCAAGGACCTCTTAAATCCTTTATATCGCTTTCCTTGAATTTCTTCTTGCAATGATGACATTTGTATTTATATACATCGTAATCATACTGAGATGAATAGAGATAAAGTATTCCGATTATCACTCCCAGTACTGTTAGTATTAGTAGTAAGTATTCCATATCTTTTAATTTAATGATTAATGCCATATGTCCCTCTATTAGATTAATTACTTCCTCCTACCGGAAAAAGTAATTATCCATAGTACTTAATAGAACAGATTAAGTAAGGTATTCTCATAAAGAATGAATAGGATGATTCTTCCA